CCCCCATCCGCTTCGTTTATTGCAAGAGATTGTCCAGCAGCAGAAGGCTTCCACAATAACTTACGTATTTTGACTTGGCCTGTTGAGATAGCGGCGGCGGTATCCAATGTCCATACATGCGAATCGTATACATTAGCCATTTACCTTCTCCTCTTTTACCGTGCTCTCTTCTTTACCTTTTTGAGCGTATTTCCACCCAAGCGAGCCTAACAACATAACTATGTCAGTTGCACCAATTGCGGGGAGAGAACCAGAGCGAATAACAACACTAAACCATCCTATCATGTACACAAACACGATAAAAGTTACGACAACGCGCATTTGTGAACCATCGCCATTATTTTCAGTGAACACGCTCTTAACAAAAGCCCCCATTTTCTCCCCCTGCACTTATTGCAACCTAATTCGACTTGACGCCCTTACTATTTCACAAGCTCCTCTCCCTGCGTCGAACACCAAATGGCAACAATGGCCTGTGCCGCATCAAGCGTCCACCTGTACCGCTCGATCTGCTTTGCATTACCTGACACAACCGCCGCGTCATAAGCAACTTGAGCACTTGCAAGAGCCTTTTGCCCACTTGCACACTGAGTTGTCGAACACGCTGAAAGCCCTGCTACCAAAGCCAAGCACATTACCATACCTGCAATTCTTTTCATTTAGATCCCCTTTCAATACAAATAAGTCTCTGAAAAGGCTCCATAGGATTATGGGGCCACGAACACCCAAACAACAAAAACAATCCAATACCCGCCAAAACAAAGCAAGAGATAAAACGCTTCACAAGTCCTTTTCTCGTCGCCATTCTCTCTCCTCTTAGAAAGAGTGAAGAGGATTATCCCTCTCCACCCTCACATCACGTTACGCTCTACACACCCGGAGGCTTCTTTGTCGGGCGATGAATCCCTCCACTATTCCCCGCGTTACCGAGTTTCTTGTTCGCGGTAGGACCAGGCAAGATCTTGCTCTTCACACCACTTTTCGCGCCTTCATTGTTCGAGCGCTCGCTATACGAAGCTTTTCCAACAGACTGAGACATGCTTATCACCTCCTTTCGTTTTCACTTTTTGAGTAATAAAACGACAAGATTCATGATTACCACAATCAACGTCAACACTACCCCCGTCATGGTTTTAGTTGCCCTGTCCCTAAGTATGTTTATCACCTCCCATTGCTCCTTATCCGAGCGTTCCAATTGATCCAAGGTTGCGCACACTTTTCCGTGTTCTGCACCGCAATTTGCCACTTATCACCTCCCTTCAATTACTTACTAAATCAAACAGCTTCTTGTAACTCCAAATCACGAATGCGTTTCTCAATGATATGAGGTGCAACACCAGTATTACGTAAATACGCCGCGAGTTGTAAGACTTCAGAAGATTTCTGTTGTTGCTTAGGGCGACGAGGGAGGAGAGCGATAGCTGAAGCGAGAGCGTCTATGATGTCCATTGTACGCGCAGTAGGAAAACCCTCAATCTCTTGTTTCAAATCGTCTAATCCATCTCGCACCAACAAACGTCCGCTGTTTATGATAGGCTCAATACGAGTACGAATGCGAAATTCCTTATCCACTTTTGTTGATTGGTATACTGCTATGATTGCGGGATTGTTGAGTTGTTTACGCGCTTCCTCGCGCACACCTTCACCATATAACTCCTGTAAACCGTTTGCTTCTATGCCCATTATGCGCGGTTGCCAAGTTTCATAAGTGCGAATTATGCGATTGCAAAGAGATGTAGGAGAAATGCGCCCTGCCCATGCAGAGAGAACGAATACGCGCATGAGATAGTCTACACCGATTATAACGATTGCTTGGCGTGCACCTTCAACGGAGCGACGATTCTTGAGTTTAGACGCGGCAAGATCTACAAAACCGTACTTATCAAGGTGGATAAGCTGAGTGTGCTTAGTATCAAGATCAATTTTAGGAGGATTCGTGCTCATTTATTATCACTCCTCAAACCGTGCTCCAACCCCAATTTGTACCAGCGTACATCATGTTCCCGTAACTTACCTTTACACAACGAACACTCATATGTAGAATCAAACGGTCTATCAAAAGTGTCCACGAAATTGTGAGGACCAATACACCCGTTCAATCTTTTGTTGTTCTCTACGACCTCTATATAGATATCATGTATAGCTTTTCTTGACACTCCAGAAGCTTTATGTAAAACATCAATGACATTCGCCATTTAACTAACTCCGAAAGCGAAAAAACTCCGAACGCCCTTTACTTAAATACGCATCTAACATGTGAGACGTTAATTTAGCTCCACGAGGCATACCAGAGCTGCCCAATTCAGCATCTTCTACACTATTGAGAGACTCTTGTATCTTCATGTCCCTATCATCAAAAGCGAATATAATGTTCTGGTTATCGTCTATTTGGAACATGCGCACTTTAGACATGTCAAAGTCAACGAGAGCAGGATCGAATGCCTGATTCATGTAGATAAGGGGAAATAATGAACCAAATTGAGTGCGAAGTTCCTCTACCTTTTCAAGAGAATTATACTCAGGAAGAATAGGCACCATATTTCCGTCATTATCAGGCTCTACAATGCTGCGAATCATCCATTCAACAGTAGGATCGTTGTCTATGATGTATTGATACAAGTCATATACTGCCCAACGTGTGCCTATGATCCATTCGAGTGATTGTAAACCTGTACTTTCCTCGTATGACTCAAGCAATGCACGAGAAGCGACGTGCCACTCAATAGCAGTTTCCATCACTGTTGGAGAACTACGGGCTTCGAGAGAGATTAGATCATCCTTGAGTATTACATTTGGACGAGCACCCGTGATTGCGCCTCCAACACCTATCGCCATCACTGTTGGTTCGGGATATTCCACCTTACGAGGGACTATCATCTCATTCTCGGACCACTTCTTGCTATCCCTGCGTGGATTATCCCAACAACGATGAGGCCAAAGAGTGCGAATGAGTTTGTTCGATTCAAATGCGGTTTCGATAACACGCACATGCTTTTGTGAACGACCTACAGTCTCACACGCTAGGAGGATACGACATTCACTACCTTCCATGTTAGGAAAGTATATGTTCGTGTCCGGTGATTGTATTATGATGTGAACAGGAAGACAATGCGACACTACACTGGTCTTAAAATGCTCACGCGGAAGCAATAAGCCTTTACGATATGGAACGCGATTTTGTAAGAATTTACACACGGGAAGATGTAAACTTGGAGCTAACTTACGCCCCATGATCGACTTCCCGAAGAAGTACAAATCACGTTCCGCAGCTAAACGAAGAGTCTTAATAAAAGACCCATCGGGATATTCAGGAGCGCCCGCCTGGAAGGGGATGCCGGAGGGAGAGACACACACCTCCTCCCAGGTTTGTTGGGCGCTCATTTTATGTAAATCGGATAGTTTAATGCCCATCGTTAGTATTCACCCTCTCCTGTACGTTGGGCAAGTAGTTCTTCAAGGGATAACGCTTCATGTTGGGGCGGAAACGATACCAAACACGCTCCATCCCCTCCAAGAGCATCACTAACGTCACTAACCAAACTAGAACTATTATCATCACTTTGAGCATCACTAAACTCCACATCTAATACGTCCACACCAGCAGCACGAAATAACTCCGAGTGCCCTGCTTCCATCGCCGCTTTCAAGATATTCTCCATCAAAGGTGCTTCAATGGTAACGGAAGAGTGTATGTCAACTTGCGATTCGCGTGTGTGCTTAGGTGCATCCGGTGCGCGATCTAAGATATCTACCGCTGCTTGTCTTCTCACCGCTGGAGATATTTCAACATTTGAGTGTATGCTCTGTAACGTGTTAAATGCTTCAATAGCTTCTTCGTTAAAGAGCTGCACTAATCTACTCACGGTGTTTGATGTTTTGTCGATGATTTGTTCAGAGAGTTGTTTGCGAAGGGAGTCTTGCAATAAGCGAAACTCAGGTTGAGTATTCCACTTATAGATAGTGGCAGGTGCGATATTAAGTGCGGCAGCCGTATTTGTGCAGTTATGTCCCTGTATAAGCATGTGTGCCGCGAGTCTTTGAATGTCTTTTATCTCTGACACAATAAATATCCAATATTTTCACGTTGTTAAGCCTCTTTTACCCTAAAATTCAACAATTTCACACGATAAGGGAAACACAAAACATGATGTAAATCAAGAAAAAAGTGTGATAAAGTAAAAGATTTTGCTTATGTGGAGGGATTGAGGGGAGGAAGATCTGAAACACGAGATGCGGCTTGGCAATAGATATTCTTGAGAAGCTTGAGCTGCCTGATCGAAAGGTGCCCACGTTCCTTAAACCCATACTCTCCAATCTCAAGCGACTCCACAAGCTCAGATTCTTTCGTTGTAAGCTCGCCATAAGGCATGTGCTCAAAGATCCACGCAACGAACAATCGAGGCTTTAAGGAGGCTTCTAGCTTCTGTAGATCCTGTAAGATGTTTTTGCGTACAAACGACACGGAGCGCATGAGGCACTTGTTCTGAAATAGGCAGTACATGTACCAGTGTCCCATGTAACCAATATCGAACTCACAACATTGAGCTCCCTGGCAACGAGAAGGAACCCTAGCGTCCGGGTGGAGAGGAGGACGGGGAGGAGATGTATGGTCCGCATGGAAGGACAGATCCACCCCGGAGAAGCGCAAGTCCTTTAGATCGTTCCCCTCATCGTCATAGGTTGCGGGGTAATCCATGGGGACTCGCGGGACTCCAGGCGTATGAGGAGTCTCAGGAGGTATGACGCGGGGCTTGCGCTCCTCTGGAGGGATACATTCAGTACCAGGGAAATCCTCCCAATCAAAGCTACGCGCCATTCTACGTCCTCCTGAAAAATAGTGAAAAAAGTTCTTGCGTTTGAGATGTGGAGTGTGCTAAAGTGTGCTCCGTCCGGCGGTAAATTAGAATGCTCCCGCGACTCACTCTCCTTTTTGCGCTATCATTGCGTTTTGATGGAGTTTTTCGCTCTTGTCTCGCGCTGGGAGCACAAAAATATAGGGCGATCTACCGGCGATATCGCATTCGATGCAGTACCAGTATTCAATTGGTTCGTTTGGAGCCTCATACCAGCCCCACCTAAGTAGCTTAGAGTAACATCGAGTGCAATGTGGTATGACAATTCCATTTGCAAGAATGCTCCAACGACGCGCTTTTCCTGCATCGACACTTAATAACCACCCCCTATGACCGTAAGGCAACCCCATCTCACTTCTCCTTTTTCTTTCCGTACGTTCTCGTAATGTTCTGCACCACATCCGCCGTAAACGCTTTTCCACTTATTGTCTCGTATCCCTCCTTGTTAAGTTGGTCCGCTATTTGTTGGTATGTGCTCCCTTGTGTACGCAATTCCGCTATAAGTGCTACTACAGCAGGGTTAAGCTCTTTGTACCCCTTACGCCCTTCACATTTACCTGATTCGTTCGACTTCGCCTTTCGCTGCCGAGCGACTTTGAGCTTTTCCACGAGCATTGATTTGTCGAACTCAGCGACCGCTCCTAACACCTGCCTGATGAACTTACGTGTAGGGTCGGTGGAGAGGAGGTCCGGGCCTTCAAGCGCCGATATGAGCCCTATGCCATGCTTCTGGAGATCTTTTATGATCCCCTCTTGCACCATTAGATCTCGGGAGAGGCGGTCTAAGCGCTCGATGATGATGGTCTTGATTCCGTGACCGTTCTGCTCCAGGTCGTATAGAAGCTCCGCTAGAACTTGGCGCTCTTCTAAAGTACCCGAAACTCCCTCTTCTCTGTATTCGCGCTCGATGGAGATGTTATTGTGGGAGGCATATTCCTGGATGGCGGCGAGCTGGCGAGGAAAACCATCTCCAGATATTTGCCCGGCTCCACTTACCCTCATGTACGCGAATGCTTTCTTGATTCCCTTGTCTTCCATCCTGGCTTCCACCCTAGCTCTCCTCTCTTTCTGCGCGTTCTTTTCTGTTACCTTCATCATAACGTACTTTTTATGCTTGTCAACGGAAAAATACGTGTTAGAATGTGGAAAATGTAGAAAGTGGAGGAGGCGAGGAAAATGAGAAAGAGCGCGAAGAGAGTAGTAAAAATCACAATCTACACACTTTAACGAGGGAGGAAAGACTGTGCAAGATTTCACAAAGCAAAAAGAAGGGCCGGGAAGATTTTTGAGCGTGTCAGAGACGGAGACAGAAATTAACGCTCCGAACTCTGAAATCTTGGCGCTCACAAGGAAAATCGTGGAGCAAAATGGCAAAGTGCTGGAGATGAATGAGAGATTGTTGGCCTTGCTCACATCTCCCTCATTTCTTGAGGATGACGAAGCGCTGGAATATTCCGGTAACACAGAAGACAGAATACGCGAAACATTAGAATGGTTACGCAACATCGGAAAAGAGGAAGTTGCAGAGATTCGATCACGAGAGGCGGCAGAGCAAATCATGAAAGAGATAGACAGACAAGCAACACCAACTTGGAATACAGAAATAAAGGAGGAACACTAAAATGGACGTTTGGACAATTCTCATGATCGTGATTTTTGTGCTGTGCGTTCTCGGGGATAGCTAAGTAGAGCTAGAACAGCACCACACACCAAAAACACGCAACATTTCTACACTTCCCATGGAGCGGCTATTTCCCAGCGCTCCTTTTCTTTTTCTTTTCCGCAAATTCCATCAAATCTACTCCATTCGATCCAATCCTGCGCATTTATCCCTGATAATTCCTCCAAAACTCCCATATTCACTCCACACCTGCGCAAAAGTGCACTTTCTGAAAGTTCTAAGTTGCTGATTTTACTACATCAACTCTACACATACACCCCAATCACACTTGTAACATGTTGAATTCGTTACACGCATTCACTCTACACCACATCACACGTATAGGTTATTGAATTTGCTACAATACAAGATGCTCAAAAATTTACTACGCGCAAATTAGGGGACCTTCCGGTCATGTGTGAAAGCGCTTGGGGGGCTACCCCGGCCTTAATCTCACGTCTCCAGGACATTCGAGCGCTCACCTACCCTAGCCATCCCGATTCCCGCGCTGAGTATGTAATACAACACGCTACAGGCACCCCTCAAACACCCGCACGTGGATTTCTACAGAAAAGAACGTGCTCCACTGCCAGGACCGAAAAAACGTTGCACGGGTAAGTTGTCGAATTCCTTATGCTTTCTCCAACAAAACCGCACGTACTGTATCCTGTCGTATACTTTCCGACGGGCTTTCGTTTAACGCGATTTCAAAATCCGAAAGCCCTACAGTGTATATAGGCCGCGCCTGGAAAAATGTTAGGCAAGGCTCCGCCAGTTTCAAAAAAACATACCCCCGCCCGCCCACGCCATAGACACCAATCTAAGAGTTACATGAGAATGATAATGATTATTATTATGTGTGGATGTATATATATTATATATATTCTTTTCTTGTGCTCTGGCGTGGTCGCGGAAGGGTCCATGTTTTGCCCCTTACTCTATACATGAAAACAGAGTACCATTCAGATAGTTACGTGCTTTGTACCTTATACGGGAGGTGTACGAGAGCGTTTTGTGCGTGCGGTTTTTGAGGAATTAGCATAGTAGATTCGGGTAGTTAGAGAATAAGCGTTTACAACACGTGGGGAAGTGTTATTTTAGGGAATACATTTTAGTGAGCGAGAAAACAGCGAACAGAAAAGGAGCACAAGAAATGAGTCTGAACAGCAAGAACAGAATCAAGCAAGAGCTGTGTATTGCGACGGCAAGGAAAAGCGGGCATGTGCCGTGTTATGGAGCTGGGAGTATTTTGTGTCCCTCGTGTGAGCTTTACAAAGCACCTCCAATCAAAACGAGAGCAGTGTACGGACTGGGGAAAAAGCTTAAAGCGCTTGGAGAGTCTCAGCTCGATCATGCCCTAAGAATCGTGTTGTTTGATTTGTATAAGCTGCGGGGAAAGTATGACCAGGATAGCAGATCAAAGCACGCGTGGCTTATTGAGCGAAAACATGAGCTAGAAGCCAAAATCGCCGCAAGAAATGCGAGAGGTAGGTAAAATAAAATAGACGATTTTAGTAAGTAGGGGAATTTGCTAGGAAAGTGTGTATAGAAAATGCTTGACATTAGGGGTGGAATGTTTAAAATTAGTATACCATCAAGTATTTAATAATTGTTCTCGAATGGAGAGCGAAATGAGAGAAGAAGGTTTACATACGTGGAAAGGGAAAGCGAAAGACTCTAAGGGATGTGAGTTTCCTTATGAGTGTTTCCAGATAACGGATTATATACACGGTCAAACTAAGCTGTATGTGTGTCCGTGGTGGCCGGAAGATAAGTTTAACACGCTGGGAGAATTGAAAGCGTTTGTGAGTGAGAAATAGAGCAAACGCGATAAACAACGAAAAGGGGGGTCAAAAAATGACAAAGGAACAAGTAGAACAAACATACGCAAGCTTAGTGAGTTTCGCTCGCTCCGGATTTTACGGAAAGATGAGCGCTAAGGAACAACGCGCTCGATTCGGTTTTGTCCTTTTTGGCAAGAAAACTATTCAGCCCAAAACAGAATCGGACGGTAGCGTATGGTTTGACTTATACACAACTACATTAAGCGGTGATTATGATGTTATAGGTTACAACGTGCGACAATGTGTCAAGGCTATAGAAGACAAGATCAAGCTGGGACGCGGTTGTGGAATATCAAGAGACGTAATGCTGAATTGTGAAAAGTAACAATCACGATAAACATCGAAAGGGGAGAACATGAGCGAAAAAAGGGTACAAACACAAATCGAAATCGTAAACGAGCACATAGATGAAATGTTGTACAACATTGCGAACGCCACCAATACCGAATGGCAACAAGTGTACAAATTTCAGGCTCTTTCCATGCTGCATTTGTCCATCAAGTTAGGAATCATCCCGGAAGAGGAAAGAAACACTTATCTTGGGCGCATTGTCAATGCCGTTTCCTAATTTCCCCCTACGCTCTCTTAACCGGGAGCGCGGGGAGAAGGTAGGCGAAGCAGGCGACAACCGCAACAAAAAGGAGAAACTAACATGAGAACATTCCTATTCCTAAGTTATCTGTACTATCAAAGGGGATTACTTCGTTTTAACTATAAAAAAGTACCCGCATGGCTAGATGCTGCAATTGACAGGGTAGAATGTGTACTTGGATTTTGCGAAATATAAAAGGGGGGCGAACTCATGAGCACACATCAAAACGCCGGAATCGACTACGGCATGGGGAGCACGAACATAGATCACGAAACCGGGATAAGGCATGGAGTTATCCCAGCGCACGCGGTAGGTGAGACGTGGTATGAGAGGAGTGTGGCACGATATGAAGAGCCTACTTGTTCCGAGTGTGGGAATGAAGTTGTGGAGTATGATGATGATAAGCACTCGGATTATGATTTGAGCACGATAGACGATTTTGTATGCGAACAATGTAAGGGGAGTTACAAAGCGGATCACTGTTACCCAGACGAGCCTAATTCATTCTCGTATTTCGGTGATGGATATATCGCAGATCAAGAAGCTGGGAGTTATGCCACCAGTGACGACATTTTCATCACGAAATCACCCTATTTCACCTACGAGGCTTTTTGTTCGCCTTGCGCTCCTGGCGCGGGATATCTACTCGATGCGATGGATGAGGATATGGGGATCAAGGCGTATTGCTTCGGGCACGATTGGTTTTGGGATACTGAGGCGAAACGTGCGCCTTATAACGTGTATAGCGTCGAAACGGGTGAGCTTGTGGAACCTGAGAAAGAGGAGTAACAAGCATGTTTGCTCTTTACCTCTGCATGTTTTGGGCTCTTGGGCTGCTTGCGTCGGTTCTTGTGGCGCGGGCTTTGTTCTAAACGCGGATAAAATGGGAGATTTAAATATGGGAGCACCGAAACCGTATAATGGACACCATTGTTGGAATTGCTGGAATGTGGCGCTGTGGATTAGCAACGATGAGGGACTATATAACTTGGCTGTGGAATATGTTCACAAGGTCAAGCGCGGGCGAATTGATAAGTACGGAAAAGAGCGGCCGTACACGTTCACGCGAGCGGCGTATGCGCTCCAAAGCATGTTACCCGAGAGAACACCCGACGGAGCGCGGTACACTATAAAGGCACTCACAAGCGCTCTGATTGGATTAGCGGAATAAACTACTACCATAAAGGAGTAACGAAAATGGCTAGATTTTATGCGGAAATCATAGGAATCGGGGGAAAAGCTACACATACTTCCACCAAGAATAGCGGAATGCGTGCTCATGTGCGTGGATGGGAGATTGGTGCTCGTGTAGTGATGTCTACACATGGATACGGTGCGGATGTTGTGGACGTTTGCACGGTGTACCTCACCAGCGGCAGCAATGGCGGAAAGAGCGATAAGTGTATATGGAGCGGCACGCGAGCGGATTTTGATGCGCTTGTGGGAGAAAGAAAAGAGGGGTGAAATATGGAAAAAGAAAAAGAAATGCGGATAGTATCACATATCCTGGAATATTGTGATACGCATGATATTGACATGGATTACTATACAGGTTGCGCTGAATGGGGATATGATGACCAACCCGTGTTAGCGGCAAACTGGAATGGCCCCGGAGTATATGAAGAAAACCACAAAGACTCTGAATGGGGAATGCAACAATACAAGAACAAGCAAACACTCGAAAAACTCTCGCATATAATCGACAAAATGGAACACGTTTCGCTCGAATGGTCCGACGAATGGGCAGGTTGCGCTAACTGTGGAAAAGCTGTTCGTACTAGTCCAGATTCGTATTCCTGGCAAGCTTCGTGGGTATGGGCCTATGATAGTGAGATCGTATGTCGTGAATGCTGGGAAGGGGCGATAAACGACATTATCGAATTCTACCACAACAATTCACGTAAGGCTCTTCCCAGCGCTTTTGTCCCACTACTTGAAAAAGAGGGATTCACGGGATGGCAAAAGGCAAAGGACGCGGAAACCGGGGAATGTACAGAGTATGAAACGGGTTTTCATGCGTATCAAAATGATAATCCGAAGGAAGTGTTCAAAGCGATCAAAGAGGAGTCGGCAAATTGGGAAATAGTGTTCGTGATAACCGGAGTCGGGCAATTTGACATTTCGTGGACTGCTTATGTGAGAAAAAACCTTGATAGTGAGGAAACCCAACAATTCTAGCCACTTGGAGCAGGCGTGCTATATATTGTAGCGCAGGAATAGAGCATATCTAGCACGCCTGCGGCAAGAGTGCAAGGGGGAAATTATGAGAGGAAAAAGAATGCTTTACGTGAGCCAATATGGGAATATCTGGTACGCTTCAACGGTCGGGGAGCTTTGTGAAAAGCTGGGATACTCAGTAAAGTCGGCTCGACGCATGTATCGGGACAAGAAAAATGGTTCCAGCGTGCATGTGGGATACGTGATCGGTGGGTTTTGGTTAACAGCTTATGTGCCTTATGAAGGGAAAGCATAATATGGAGCTGCTTTTACTCGTCGGACTTCCAGGAAGCGCCGTGCTTTATCTGGCAGGGAATCGAGTGCTTAGGTTCGTTGGCGCTTGTGGCTTGTTTGGAACGTGCGTGTTGTTATTGTAGAATAGGAGTGTATGCAATGGCTGAAAAACGTATCGTGTACTTACTCAAAGATAGGCAAGAGCGCTTTAATTTGAAACGTGCATGGTTTGTGAACGCATGGCGTTTAGTCGATAAAAACGGAAATGATGTTGTTCAACCTTGGGCCAACACAAAAGGCGAAGCACTCGAGACAGCCAAAGCGCTTGGTTTTCTTGTGCTAGGAATGTACAATCCGCCCCACATTCTATAGCGCTCATTCGCCGTTTGCTTTTCATCGCGCTCGCTTCCACTAGGAGCGCTTTCCTTTGTCCTTTTCTTGGCCGTTTTTCGTGCCTAGGAGGCATGTTCCATGATTACCTTAAATCTGTTACCATCCGCGTCAGCTCCAGCCCTAGAACCTTCAATAAGCACGTTCACGCCTGGATACCGCCAAGCGCTCAACGCCTTACGCCTCATCGGTCGTATCGCCCAGCTCCGGGCACTCGATAAACGCCGGGCAGCTCTCCCCTCGATCATCTCACAACACGTTCATATTCCAATCGAGGTCCAAGTTCTATCGAGCGCGCACGTATACTTAACGGACCTAGATCCTATCCCACGCCCACCCTGCACGCGCCCGCGCCCCTCCATCATACGAAGAAGGAGAAAATCAATTGGTTGAGTTTTTTCTCGCAACATTTCCAACAATTTCACATACTTAACACGCTATGAAAAAATCTTACATCTGCATTACGTTTTTTCTTGACTCGGCTTTGCTATACATGCTACGCTTCACAATACGGGAGGGAGAACCGCATAGCACTTCGTTTTGACCCTCCTCTTAATTGGTTGAGCGTTTTCTCGAAACTTTATAGAAACCTTGGAGCCTTCAAAATGTCCAAAGCAAATGTAAATACCCAAACAAAGAATCCTCCTCTTCCACAACTCAAAGAGCCTACAATGAACTGGAGCACCCGCAATCTCTCCACGGATCTACACAAGCGCATGGTAGTGCTCTCAGAAAGTCGCGGAATGAAGATGTACGCTCTCATGAACGCAGCGCTCAAGATCGGTCTACATGAAATCGAGCAAGGAGAGGGAAAAAAGGAGGTAGAAGAGTAATGGCACCCGCATTCCGTGTATCAAACAGCTCGCTTCAATGCTACTCTAAGTGCTTGACATGCGCACTCCTCAAGTATGGTTTGTGCCTTTGTGTACCCGAGAAAGCTGCACCTCTTCTAGCGGGGAAAGCCGGACACGCTGGGCATGAACATTACTTCAAACACAATGGAGATGTTCAAGGGGCATTAGACGTGTTCCAGCGCTTATATATAGAATATAACATAGATAACGTCACCACGGAAGAACGCTTGAAATACGCGAATACAAGCATCATATTCGCCTACTACCTCGAAACACATCCACTTGAGAGCTTTCCCTTTATCACATTCCCTGAACTAATTGAAGTCACGCGGTTTGAAGCGTTGGACGACAATGGGGATTTCGTGTTTCATTCTGTGTTGGACATGATAGTACAAGAGCGTGCCACAGGAATGGTGAATGTGCTCGACCACAAATTCACACATCGCTTATCTGATTGGTGGCTCGGAAAGTGGAAGCTCTCTCCGCAGCTCACAGGATATATATGGAGCGCTAGGCGAGCCGTTCAGAATACGATAGTACATGGAGCATACATAAACGCAATCGCTCAAGGGCTGCTCCCAGGAAGTACGAGAGATGCTAAATGCACGAAACACGGACGCAAGTACAGCGAGTGCCGCAAACACCACTCAGACTTTGCTCTCTTCACCAGCACACGCTCAGAGTATGCGCTGATAGAGTGGCGCAAGAGAGCAATCAATACTGCGAAAGCGTTCAAGTATCTTCTTGATAATTTCAGCACAGTAGATGCGCTTTACTACGTACCTATGGATGGACAAGAAAAAGATGCGTGTGTGTTTTGTGAATTTAATAAGTTTTGCGCTGCTGATCGACCGCGAGAGTGGATAGGCACTATATTGCAAACGCGCCCGGATATAACGAGTATGTATTTTGAGAATGGTTGAGAAAAGTGTGTGTGATGTGGCATAAGTGAAAAAAGTGCTTGACATTGTATGAATGCGTGTGTAACATCCTAGTTAACATGGTGAGCATAGCAACAATCAGCCTTAACAACTAACACATCGGAGGGAGAACGATGGCAATAGGTGACGGAAAGACATACGTGTTTTATCACTCAGCAGATTTGGATGGCTTGTGCTCTGGTGCAATCGCAAAGCACTTCATCCCACACGCTATCATGATGCCTATTAACTACGGAGATGTGTTCCCTTGGCACATCCTCACGCCCAATGATGAAGTGCTGATGTTGGACTTCTCGCTCAGTCCCGCAGAGATGTTGCGTTTGGCTAACACGGTTGCGCTCTTTCATTGGATCGACCATCACGATACCGCTATCAGGTCCATCGAGCCCGTATTCCGTGACGCTGGTATGGTGTTGCTTGGATTGCGTAACAATGAACAGGAGCCCGCGAATAAGCGTGCAGCTTGTGAGCTTGCTTGGGAGTACATGGCACCCAGCAAAACTGGAAAGACTCCTACACCCGCTGCCGTTACCCTCCTCGGTGCATATGACACGTGGCGTTATGTGGGCACGGAAGATGAGCAAGACGTGTGGGCGTTCCAACTTCGGATGCGCTTAGAAGAGCTGAACCCTGTGATGTGGGAGGATTGTAAGGATATGTGGTGTAGCCTTTTCACTCCTCCCGATCCTGAGCAACCTTGGGATGATTCGCCTTGGAGTCTTATCACTGAGGGATATATTCTCGCTCGCTTCGACCAGCAGCAGAAAATGAAGTACGCAAAGAGCTATGCGTTTGAGGCGGATTTCGTTACACCTTGCATAGATCCGAGTTGCTTATGTAGGATAGGATTTTCTTCCACTGTAAATTGCTCCGCACAACTTTACAAGGTGCTCGCCATCAACCTCGGCCACACCAACTCCAAGATATTCGATAGCGTCCCGAACCGTGATCAATACGCTTTCTTCGTCTCTTTCGTCCGGCGCTCGGATGCACGTTGGAACGTGTCTCTCTACGGAAACCCTCCACACAGTGATGTACACGTAGGAGAAGTGGCGAAGTTGTTTGGAGGTGGTGGACACAAAGGCGCGGCAGGGTTTAACTGTACTACTGAAAATCTTCTCTTTATTATAAGCACTAGAGACTAGAGGGTAAAACCATGAACTTGCGCCCAACAATCAACCCGCGTTTCCTCTGTCCACAACATCTCAACGGTGCTCACTATGAACACCACAAGCACGAGAAGAAGTGGACCGTGAAGAAGATGCACCCAGGAAAGTACCTGACCAATCATTGCTTCGAGCCGGCCAACTATAAAACGAGACATGACGAGCTGGTGGCGGAAATGCTACGGCGTGGAGGGAACCACAACTCTCCCATTGAACAACCGGATTTCTCGTATTTGGAAGCGTGGGAGCGAGAATGGAAAGCTGATCCAGTTCAAGCGCGGCTTGCTCTTATGAACCGCTGTTGGGATTGTCGGCAAGCGATAATGCGCAATTGGACTATAAACTAACTTCACGCAAGAAATGAAGGAGCACACATTGTCAGAATCGACACCTATAATATACCCACCTAAACACTGGCTCTTGTACTCAGACAGCGGCGCTGGTAAGTCCACCATGGCAGCAACATTCCCCAAACCCATGCTCGTGTGGATGTTTGATCCATTCGGTAAAGACGAACCTTACTTACGCGGCTCTCAAAGTGTAGGAGATCTGCAAACATACCCGCTCAACATTGGAGGCATTGGAGAAGCGCAAATAGTATATCGCGACGTTCAACACGTAGATGGGCTCTTGCGTATCGAGTATTACCATGACGTGAATATCAAGCAACCCACTGCGTACATGCGCTTTCAAACGCGCTTTGATACACTCTTCCCGAATGAGCTTACATGGTGGAAAACGGTAGCGCTTGACTCCATCACGTTCATGGAAAAACTCGCTCGTAAGTGGGACCAGTACGTGTTGAACCCCACCGCTAAAGATCCTCGTAAATGGTTCGGCGCGTCCACGGATTTGCTCGAAGAGATGTTGATGTTGCGCTTCGCCGGGCTCCCCATGAACGTGATAGCGATTGCGCACATTGACACCGAGAAAGATGATGTACATGGTTTACTTGTCAGAAACCCTTCTGCGCCTGGTAGATTACGGAGGGATCTATCCACGGCATACAGCGAGATTTACAGACTTTACATTGGAGACGATGGGAAAGGAGGGAAAGTACACGCGGCTCAAACACGGTCGGATAATTTGTTCAATGCACAGACGCATATTGACGCACCGAATCCGTGTTGGCCTACATATGAAGCGCTTTGGCAAAACTATGGAAAGTGAAGGAGTTTAAAATGGCTAGGGTAAAAGTTACACGTATAATACATTACGAAGGAGAAGAAGAATGGGTGGAACGTGTACTTGAACGCTCTTTACCTGACGGAGATCACTTGTTAGGAGGATCAAAAGGAACAATATTTATTCGCAGCATTAATGAATCAGAAGTACCTATAGGGTTACAAGATGTACGCATGTACGCTGCACACTTCCTAAAGATGGACGAAACCCCCGATTAAAGAAGGAGATACACAACAATGAGCAACGGACAAGACAAACGAGTAAATTGGAACGATATCCCGGACACAATGATGCTCCCCGCAGGCAAAATCCTCCTCCAGATCACGGAGATTGAAGAAGTTGTATCGGGCTCCGGGAAGCTCATGTACAAGCACAAACTTACTGCATTCGAGCCCGCTGAAGTCGCTGGCATGATCCACTTCGAGAATTTTGTGATCGGTACGGATGATGACCCTCTCGCGGACTCTCCCAACACTTGGAGAGCGAGCATCGGCGCTAAACGCATGAAGAACACGTACACCAAAGCGCGTGTGCCGTTCTCTGAGAGCATGTTCGCCACGATAGCGGCGGCTCGCGGAGCCATGTTCATCGGTAAGACCGTGGTGAAGAAGGACAACGACCCGAACAGCAGATACTTTGGGCAGGAGAGCACGAATATCACGACATGTTACGCGGTCGGTGAAGTGGTGCCTGCGTTGGAGGGGAATGCTCCGAGTGTCGGTGATGTTGGCACAAGTCCTGGATTGCCTACGATGCCAACTGCTCCCACAGCTCCCGCTCCTATACCCGCTGCTGCTCCCGGTCCTGCTCTTGCTCCCACGATAGCGGCTCCCGCACCGCCCGCACCCGTCGCTCCCCTTGTAGCGCCTGCCGCTCCGGTTAAGCAAATGACCGTGAAAGCGCAGGGCACGTATGAGCAGTACATCGGAGCCGGGTGGAACGATGCGCAGTTGATTGAGCACGGATTTATGGAAATGGTGAATCCTACACCTGCTCCCGTTGTTGCGCCCGTGATGACGCCCGCGCCCGCGCCTCCTACAATGGCTCCTCCTGTACTTGCTCCAAGCTTGGCTCCGAGCCCCGCTACGCCTGTAGTGGCCGCTCCCACGGTAAACGCAGCTCCCACGGGAGAAGCATGTACCATGTGCCCGCTGTGCAAGACCGCGATTCCCAATTCGCAGTTCGCTATGCACGTGCCTGCGTGTAGCGCACAGAGAGCGGCGGCAGCAGCGAGTGGGTTGAAGTAATACATGACACATACGCAGGAGCACTTCAAATGAGCATTGTACTCTGTAAAAACTGTTACACCACTCACTACGAACACACCCAGCACATCCCCTTCGCTGCTGTTCCTGCGTATGTGTTTTACCGCATCTGCACAATCTGTCAACGCATGCACGACGCAAAACAGTTCGAGATCGAAATAAATGGTGACATCCCTCCTCATATATGCTACGGTCTTGACACTGACCCTGCTCGTATGCGTTTGGACTATGTTGGATGGGATAACTCACGCGGGGTTAAGGGATTTATATGTCGTGGGTGCGGGAAAGGGTATTGGTGTGACATTGATAAAATTCCCCGTGAACCTGGCGCACTAAGGGAGGTGGAGCCCGAAGAAGAGAAGTTGTTCGCTGAGATGTTTGGACAGCATAGAAGAAATGGCGGAATTGAAACGCTGGATAAGATAGAGCTTAAACGAAAAGGAGGAGAGAATGCGATGATAAGAGTGCGATACAACGAACAAACAGGACAGATGGAAACGTATGATGATGGATTGGGAGACGCTTGTGTAACTCCTGCGCCTTCTCCATCACACACGTTCACCACAGTACCGCCCGGTGTTCCGATTCAAGAAGTGATGGCGGCTCCCACAAGTGTTGCACCTGTACCCGCGCCCGAACCTGCGCAAGAACAACCACTTCCAATCAAGGAAGACATCGCGCCTGAAATGCTCCACGCTGCTCGCCAAGTCCTGCAACAAGTTATCATGCTCACTGTAGGCATAGAAAAAGCTACCACGGCGCGGCAACAGATGAGAGACGCAATCGCTATCATGACGTGCCCGTACAGCGTGCGCGACTTGCTCACTCGTGGGGATGGCCCGCAAGATACCGTGGTCGTGGTGAGCGTGACAGGGGGTGAGACAGATTTGGAATACTATCAAGTACACGGGCGTGTGTACTCTCCAAAAACAAAACGCTTGGGTAAGAAGGTGTTTCGGGTGTACACGCAAAAGTATCAATGGCGAATGCTCTCTGAGAAATACGAAGGAAAGTTGGAGGAAGTGACAGAGCAGCACGAGTATGGATAAAATGGAGAACGGAGGGAGAAGTGTCCGAAAGTACCCAAAATAAAACGGAGATGTTGTACTTGCGAGGTGTCGAATGCACCGTTCCAAGTTATGGGGAAGATCAAAGTGGGTATGTGGTACACGCAGATAGAGAAAAGGGTATCACTATTCACAGTTTGGAAACTGATAGCCCTATTTTTTGTCTGAACAAGGAGCACATGTCACAAATGCGCTGTAAGGACAAGAATAGGATATATCACGAGTGCTTTACTGAGATTGTAAAAGATGTGGAGAAAGGAGAAAAAATAAAAATTTACGTGTTCCATAAGCAGAAGGGGAGAATATCGCAGGCAGAATACAATCCGTTTCATTCTTCTCAATCGTGTGCGTATAGATAGCGCACAAAAACAACAACGCTTAACAATACACATCTACATTAGAAGGAGAACAAGACAATGCAAATTGGCGAAATCCAAAAAGGACTCGTACTTCCCCCCAAACCGGAGAATGTTGCTTTCGGTGCAACTCCCAAGTATCCGTTCGACGACATGGTGCCGGGCGATTCGCTTCCCATTACGCCCACCATCACCCTCCCGCAGACTGTTACGCTCCCGGGTGGCTTGGTGCAGCAGGTTCCCGGAGACACGGAAGCGGACATCAAGAAGAAGGTGAAAGCGCTCTATGTGAATGTGTGTAGTGCTGTCAAGAGGTACGCAAGAAAAGCGGAGAACGCCGCGAAGCGCTTTGAAGTGCGGAAGTTCTCAGATGGTGTGCGGGTGTGGCGTGTGGAGGATGTGCCCGTGGTTGTGGAAACGCCGCCTGCTCCTCCTGTTGCTCCTACTCCCGCCACCGCCGTGCCTCCCCCTCCCGCGCCGCCCACAGAGAGTGCGAAGGGAGGTAAGAAGAAGTAGCCACGCAACACTACCAATTTTGATTATTGCCCGCAGATGTAAAGAGCAAAGAGTCTGTAAATAACCCCTAAACGCTATGAAAGGAGGTGATAACAATGAGAGATTCCCTGTGTTTGTTCTTAATGACCGCAACTGACGTTTATAAGAGATAGTCAGGGCAGTCGCCGGCATCATTGAGAAAAGTGTAGGAGCCTAAAAATGAACGCCAAAAAACCGTGTATAAGGCACGAACCACTACCAGGACGCGCCGCCTTAATTGTCGGAGTCCTCACCGACCTCTATAAAAAGTCGTGTTTAGCTCAAGACGCTTGAAAAAGTAGCGTACACACATACAGCAAACGCGCACACTAGAAAGAAGAATACGATAACAATGACATCCTCCCGTGTATCACAACAACTCGCTTCAGTAAGTGCCGCTAGAATGGCTCGTCCCGTTCCCGCTGAAGGACCGCTCTCCGCACGCATCGCAATAATTGGAGAAGCGCCTGGTAGAACTGAGCGGAACGTCATGCGCCCCTTTGTCGGAGCCTCCGGCAATCTCCTCAAGCGCATGTGGGCAGATCCCTCCATAACAGCACTTGTCCCTACTCCGATACGCCGGGAGGATGTTTACATTGACAATTTCTGCCCGTGGCTACCCGAATCACGTCATATAGAATCCCTCTCGGAACAGGAGATGATAGAATGCCGCAACGCACTCCTAGAACGGCTTGCGCGTCTCTCTTCGCCCGTTGTGATTGTGCCCACAGGGAATTACGCTTGCTGGGCGCTCGTAGGGAAAGGGAATGTAAAGGGTGTGAAGCTCCCGAAGATGGACAAGGTAGGGATAACATCTCTTCGCGGCTCGATATATGCACTTCAGTTGAATGGGCGCGTGGTAAAAGTGATCCCTACGCTACATCCATCCGCCGTATTCAATCGAGGTTCGCGTAGTGTGGGCGCTACGAAAGGATCGTTGGAAAAGCGGAGTGTATGCGATTGGCGAAGGATAGCGATTGAGTCTCTTTATGAAGGATTCAACGAACCCAGGCGCATACATTGCGTTGATCCAATGGAACAAGAAGTAGCAGCGTTCTATAATCTTATGCGAGACAACCCTGAGTGCGCTTTCTCTGTAGACATTGAAAACCGTAAATCGCCAATATACATGGATTGTATCGGATTTGCGCATGATCCCTGCTGGAGCTTGACGATACGCTTAGACACTAAAAAGCACCGCGAAACGTTCAATCCTTGGGTACGCGCTATCCTCGATCTCCCAAACCCTAAGATATTTCAGAATGGCTTGTACGATAATTATTGGCTCCATCATCCTACATACAACATGCCTGTGCGCAACTACGCATGGGATATAATGTACATGCACCATTGCTTTGAGCCTGTAGATTCGCATGATTTAAACTACATCAGCTCAATTTACCTACCCTTTCACCAACACTGGAAGGACATGATTAAAGGAGATGAGGATGGCGAAACTGGACTATCCTCATCGTATCATGCGGAAGATTTGGAAACCCGTTGGCGTTACAATGGCCTGGATTGTTGTATTACTCGTGAATTGCTTCCCTATCTTTATAATGACCTTGCTAACAATAGTAGTGGGGATAACATGCTTGGTTTGTATTTTGCTCACTACCAAGCGCTCTACGAACCCCTCATCGCAACCATGCTCCACGGAATCAGGATTGACGAAACACAACGAGCACGATTGTATGCGTCCGTCATTGACCAGTGCGTATGGCTCCGAGAACTCCTCACTACATACGCTGGAGAAGACCTATACGCTAAGACAGATTTCAGCCGCACCAAGCTCCTGCGGTTGTTCCACGAAACGCTGGGACTTCCCACCAAAACGAAGATGACCAAGAAAAAAGATGGAAGCAGAAGTCCCAGCGCTGCTCTCGACAACACAGCACTCGCTAAATACGCGCATCAGTACCCCGAGAAATGCGAAGAGATTGTATCCATGATCGTGCAGCACCGTGGGAAAGCGAAGCTCCTTACGTGGCTTGAGAAAGATAAGATAGATAAAGATGGGCGCGTGCGTTGTCAGTACACAATGAATACGGAAGCTATGCGCTTGAGTAGCAAGTCGAATCCCATGCGCACAGGATACAATTTGCAGAATACAGATAGGGATATACGAGAGATGTATGTACCAGATATGTTTGATTATTAGGAGGAGATGAGCATGAAACTCACCAAAAAATATAAAGCAGACGTTGAGAAGGCTTTGCGATGCGCTGAGAAGGGTGAAGCGTATCATTGGCCTACTATTGCTGCAATTCTCGCGGATGAAATAAAGAGGTTAAGAAGAGAGCGAGATTCTACTTTGGTTGTTTGCCCTATTTGCTCCGGGGAAGGTTGTTCCTTTTGTGTTGTAGAAAATGAAGATATCACTGAATAAGGCAACTTCTAATGACTCTTCGCCCTGGAATATTCGTTGAAGTGGACTTATCTATCGCTGAAGATCGTGTCTGTCGCATGTGGACTCGTGCGCCTCGCCAAATAGAGATAGCGCGTATGCACCCTTCACAGTTCGATGGGCACCGCTATAACGCATCTATGATCTTCAATAAGCAACAAGCGGACGTAACGAAAGAAGAACGTTTCTTGGGTAAAGTAGTCTCGCATGGAGCTGAGAGGGGAATGAGTGGGCAAAAGCTCTCTGATAAGCTCCTCGTAGATCATGACATAGTGATGTCCCCTAAGCAATGCCAGGCGCTTATCAATAAGTTCCTGCACGAGAACCACGAGATAAGAGACATCTTCTTTCCTGAAATACGCAATGAGATCATGATGAAGCGCGAACTCCGCAATCCATTTGGCGCTCGCTGGCGTGTTCCATATGGCACTCTTGATGATGATATATACCGTCGTGCATACTCATTTCCGATGCAATCAAGTGTCGCTCAGATTATGAATCTATGGGGATTTCTACCTACATATCATTACCTCAAGTCTATGCGCAGTAAGATCAACTTGCAAAGGCACGATGCTATAATCGTTTCCTGTCACCCACACGAAGCATATGATGTAGCGTGCTTTATATTACGCAGCGTAGAGCGCCCTGTAGTATATCCAGGCGGAAATGAGATGATAATATGGGGAACGATAAAGATAGGGCGTAATGATAAAGAAGGATATGAGTGGAAATCTCTTCCCACACAAGCGCAGTTTGAGGAAGTGATGTGGAGCATTATTGAGAAGGATGACGAACGTTTAAGATTGGCTGCTTGAAAGGAGCTTAACACAATGTACGAACAAGAAGAAGAATGTTGCCCTGGATATTACGTACCTGCACCTCCTAGCAAACACGACACATACGCATACTCGTTCGATTATAAGTGGTACGCTTCAATCAACGGGCAACTTAAGCTTATCCCTGTGCAAGTGAGCAATCGAGAAGAAGCGTTAGAGCAAGCGCAAATTATGAATAAGGAGACGCATACAAATGGCTAATGATAAAGACATCCAAAAATTTCTCTCCACATTCCCTCCCGAAGTCCAAGCAATGATTCGGGACTTCTCTCGTTTGCGCATAGAGCACCAGGCACTCATCCAAAAGCACAACGCTACATTTGCGCAGTATAAGTCTCTCCACGCTGCCATGATCGTGCTCTTGAAACGTGCTCCCGAACGCACCATCACCATACAGAATGAAGACTTCGAGGGTATCTTGTTTGACGAGTACAACATTGCTTTGCACATGAACACTCTAACCAAAGATTTTGTGTTTAAACTGATTCATAAGAGCGAGACGCCGGGCGTAGAGTTTGAGATGCCTGCAAGTGAGGGTGACGCGATACACTAATATATCAAGGAGCTTCTATAATGAATGAACACGATTGGATCTATGAGCTGGCACGGAAGGCATACGAGGCATACTGTGAATCGACGGGATGGAAAAGCGCGATCACTGGCGCAGACCTTCCCCCATTTGATAACTGCCCCGGAGCTGTCAAGAAAGGTTGGGTTGCCGTTGCCGAGAAAATGCTTTGGGAGATTGGAAGATAATGGCCCGCAAACCACGTTACCCTGAACGCCCTGCAACTCACGCCTGCGACGAGTGCGGCGAGATTAAACCCTTTGACGAGTACCACTTTCCTTATGGTAATCATAATATGTGGGGTCTTCGCTTTAAGTGTCGCGTATGCGTAGGAATCACGTACAGAGGACCGGCAGCAGCTAAAGAGGAGTCCCCACATAGGTATTGCAGGAAATGTGGTGCGCGGTTGTCTATATATAACACCACGAAAGAGTGTTGGAGTCATTCTGTAGAAGATAAGAAACAAAATGCTGAATGGACTCCTGTGTATCAACATGTTCCTAAATATGTTGCATTGATTTAGTTTTAAGGATCAGCCATGTCTTATGTTCTTCTTGATTTGTTTTGTGGCGCGGGTGGTGCTGCTATGGGGTATCATCAAGCAGGATTTAATATAGTGGGTGTAGATAATAAACCACAACCAAGATTTCCTTTTGCTTTTATACAAGCGGACGCAATAGAATTTTGTGCTCAATACGGTCACTTATTTCACGCTATTCACGCAAGTCCTCCTTGTCAAAGCTTTTCAACTTTAACGTCTTTGACAAGCACCAAGAAACATTTGAACCTCATTTCTCCTATGCGTGATGCTCTTAAACAGACAAAAGTACCTTACGTAATAGAGAACGTGACCACGGCTCCTTTATTAAATCCAATTATATTATGTGGAACCTCTTTTGGTTTGGAAACAATTAGACATCGTTTGTTTGAATCGAACATTTTATTGTGCGCTCCTCCTAAATGTAAACACGATAACCTAACATTGTACTCAATTCTAACAAAGTCTTGTAGACGTGCCGGCGATCTTCGTGGTCCTTCTAGTCATGCTGTAGGTAAAAGAGTAATGCAAATCGATTGGATGACACAGCACGAATTGGGAGAAGCAATACCTCCAGCTTATACGAAATATATTGGCAAGCAGCTAATGACCTATTTGAATAACAACAAGCACCTAAGTAAGTAATAATCTATTTTATACATACACTAACACACCACCCACAACATAATTCCTATGGAGGGCACTGCGCGTGCATCTACCATTGAATAATATAGGATTACCCGTTCCGCCGTCTATTCCTATCTTATCGCCTCCACCTCCACCTCCATCTAACGTGGCGGCTACGTACTATGCTAACGTCTCTAACCTATGTACACCTATACCTCCACCTCCTCCCTCTTATACGCACAGCATAGTAGAGCGCACCACAAATATCATAGAACTATTCCTACACATGTACTGTTACGTGCCCGAGCAAACCCAAACACCCAAAAGCTATCTCTATTGGTCTGCGCTTACAATGATCGCCGCATCCGTACAAGACCGCTTCTATATAGAGAAATTCAAGTACAAACGCATCAAACCCAACATATATACCCTCCTCGTAGGACCGTCCGGTTTAGGAAAAGATTTCAGCATAGATATCCTCAAGCGCTACGTGGAACCTCACAACGACGTAGTGCGCTTGTATGATGGAAAGCTCACCCACGCATACTTTTGGGATTTCCTCGCGGACAAAAAGAAGGGCTCCACCAAAAAGAACATCGAAAAAGCGGCTACCGCCCTCCTCATAACGCCCGAACTCAAGCATTCTCTCGGCTCCAAGGGGCAGCTCGCGGACGCTTTCATAGCCCAAATGACGGCGCTGTATGACAAGGAAGGGATAGCTAATGACGGCTCCCGCATGTGGGGAGGCTCGATCCTACGTGATCCCTGTATCACATGGATTGGCGGCACCACGCAAGAGTGGTTATTCGAGACAATCTCCCAGCAAGAGATCGCCGGTGGATATGCTGCCCGTGTAAATTGGATCGTGGAGGATTACGCTGTTGAGCGCATCCGCCCGGAGCCCGTGTACCCGCCCGATTTCGAGGAAGTGCATCAATACCTACTCGCCCGCATAACCGCTTTAGTATATTCCCCCGGTTGCGAGATGCGCTTATCTCCAGAAGCCCGCGCCTGGCATAATGAGTGGATAAACGAGCGTGAGATCCCCGAGGATCAACTTATGCTTCCCACATTCCACCGTGAGCCCGTGCTTGTGTTGAAGCTTTCCATTTTATTTTGCCTCGCGGATGGAAAAACCTTTGAAATTTCTCAGGCGCATATCGAACAAGCGACTAACTGTGTGGAAGAACTACGTATAACGCACTTACCCAAATTATTGTATGCTGCCGGACGCTCTCCACGCATGCTTGATATTACGCATGTGGAAGCGGTTTTACGAGGAGCCCCGGAGCACACTTTGGATAGAACGATGCTTCTACGCAGGGTACACTCACGAGGGATGGATAGCACGAGGTTGAGCGCTGCACTTATGGATCTACAACAAGCCGGGATAGTGGAACAGAAAGTGATAAATAGGATACAAATGTTTACATGGAAAGAGACAGCGCGAGCGGAGAAGAGGCTTGCGAAGATGAAAAGGAAGAGTATTATTGGATTTGGAATAGGAGGAATTAAATAAAATGGAAAAAGAATATTATTGCTCATTTTGTGGTAAGTCAAATAAAGAAGTATTTGCGTTAATCACAGGGGAGAAAGATGTAAATATTTGTAGTGAATGTGTTTTTCTTTGTGTTCAACGCATTGGAGGATATGTGTTATCAAAAAAACAAAAAACGTTGTAGAGGATGTGCAATTTGATAAGGATTAACGCCGGGACTTGCGAGGGTGTTGAAGAAATAGGAAGGGTCTGAGATGCGATATTTAGGAGGTAAAATTAAGATAGGAAAACGTATAGGGGATGTTCTTAATGCAATTCCTTGCACGCTATATATAGAACCTTTTTGTGGTTCTTGTGGAGTATCTCAACACATCACACATCCCTATAAAATTCTTAGCGACTATAACGCCTACTTGATAACGATGTGGAGAGCTTTGCAATTAGGTTGGCAACCTCCTGATAGAATAGATGAGGATACTTATCAAAGATATAAGAACTCTCCCGTTGTAGAAGATCCTTTAACAGCTTTCATTGCTTTTGGATGTAGTTTTGCGGGTAAGTGGTTTGGAGGATATGCCAGAAGCGGTTCTCGTAACTATGCACAAAACGCTAGAAACAGTTTGCTTAAACGAATCAACAAACTAAAAAACGCAACATTCATATCCTTAAATTATGTAGAGTGGAGTTTCACTAAAGGCGCTCTTATCTATTGCGATCCTCCCTATAGAAACACAACACAATACGATGCTGTAGATTCTTTTGACTTCGACTTATTTTGGGATCTTATGCGTTTATGGTCCCAACAAAACACTGTAATAATCTCCGAATATACAGCACCAAAAGATTTCAAATGTATCGCTCAATATCCAACACGTACAGACATGCACACAACAAACAAAGAAGACAATGCAAGAATAGAATGTCTATACGTGTTGGAATAATACTAAGGACCAACAGGCATTCCCCCCTGCCCACCACCCAAGAGCCCTTGAGCACCCTGCGCTTGCTGTTGCATCATCATCTGCGCTGCTCTCGCCTGTTCCTGCTCCCGTTGCTTCTTCATCTCCGCAACTTTCCTAGGCGTGCCCAAGTAAAACTCCCCACCGTCCCGCGCCTCACTCATCTCCGCGATCCCCGCCGCCATCAAGTTCTGCACCGCCGTTACATACCGACTGCTCGCCGGTCCCGCAAGCACTCCATCCAGCACGCCCTGAGCAAACTTGGGATTCCGAAACAACCGCCCGAGCCCGGCCGCACTCATCCCGATTGCCAACAACGACTTAGCGGCGCTCCCGGCCACTTCCGCATTCCCGCTGATCCCTGAAAACATCGCCGTCGCAAGCAACCCACTCTCCATCATCCGGGGCACCATTCTATCCGTCATTTTAACGTCTGTGAGGTACGCGCCCGCATTGACCACCTTATTCCAAGTGTCCACGTCCTGTGCTCCAAAAAGCTTTAATTTGGACGCTACAGGATACTTCTCGAAAGTCTTGACCGCTTGCACTGAATTGTAGGAGCCGGTCGCTTCAGTGAACGCGTCCGCCAGCATCAAATACCGCAACGGAGCTTTCACACCATCCTCAAAACTTGGGAGCTTTGCCGCGCCTTTGGGGGACAATCCTTCAAATCCACCCGTGCCCAACTTCCACACGCGCTCAAGTTGGTCAATAGCGTCCGGGAGTTTGCCAGGTTGCAACACGAACGCGCTCAACGCTGATGGATTGTTCTTCAGCTTGGTAACGATACTCTTTGCAAGCGCCTGCTCATGCACACCCTTACTCACCGCGCTAAACGTTTCCGCAGTTGCAAACGCCGCCAACGCATCATCGCCCGCCTGCTGTTGAATTTCGTCATAAATTACATTGTTTATTTTGTCCGTTGCACCGCTCAACCCCTTGAACTTTCCTTGCTTACCTTTGCTCGCTTTGATCCCACTCACCACATCTCGTTTTGCTTGAATCAAATCTTCGATAGGTATTTGCGGTAATTCTGCCCTTGATTCCGTTACACCTCGTTGCGCCCACTCCTCATCAAACTTCAATGCGTCAAGTTGCGTCTGCAATCTATCTTCAAGCAATGTAGGCTTATTTACAGCGCCCGGCATGACACTTGTATTTTCACGTATTCCACGTAACTTACTCTCAAGCTCTGCGATTTGAGCACTACGCGTTTCAGCCGACAACGGAGACTTCATATTCGCAGCATGTTTTACAGGACGCTCATTCAAGAAGTTCTCTGGCATGTACTTCTCAAGCGCCTTATACGCAGGACCAATCTCTTCTGTGTCCTTAAACTTAGACATTTCCACAAGTAATTCTCTAGCGTTTTCATAAGGCACCTTCACCTTCCCCGCATAATACCCTTCCGCCTTCTGATAAAACGCCGTCTTCGTTTGGTCGATCCACGCGTCCATTCCACCACTTATGATCCTACCCGAACTCTCCTCCGTCGGCCCAAGCAACATCGCCCGGATGGAGTTTCCCAGCGTAATTGCGTCCGTTTTTGCGCCCACACTCTCCATCATACCATCATACACTTCTCTAATCGCCGCAAGCTTGGTTGCGTTATCTTTCTGAAACAGCGCACTCTCCCGCGTACTCCCGCGCAAATATCCTCCCACAAATTTTGCAAGTGGTGACGCGTCCGGGCGCATATCAGGAGTAAGTTCCATTCCCTTACTCTTCAGCACTTCCCCAGCGCTCATACCCATTTCATCCAATGCGGTCAACGATTTGAACGAACTGTCCCTAAGCAATCCTCGTGCAAGCGCTCTCCCAGCTACCGGAGCAACCACCCCAAAAGCAGCATCCCAAGTCGCGGCACTCACACCATCCCGCACCATATCATCTAAACTCTTGGAATTGTCCAATCCTGACGCGCCGAACGTCCCCAGCCCTGTCACGGCGGCATTAGTTAGAACGCTTGCCACGGGTGCCAATTCCGGCCCTAGAAACGCAAACGCGCTTGGCGGTGCAGCGAGCCCAACCGCAAGAGGCAATCCGTATTGAAGAGCCATACTTGTAATTTGGTCCCGACGTTTTTGTGGCTGTTCAGCGACTTGAGCAGCTAACTGATCGGCGGCACCCGCTTGTATGGCACTTTTTAGTGCGTCCGGGAACACTTGCCCTTCACTCTGTATGCTCTCCATCGGCGGCACCTGCACTCCACTTGGATCAAAGCGCACGCTTGGCACCCCACTTTCATTGACGTTTATCTCCGCGCCCTTGGGAGCGTTCTTCAACAACTCCATTGCACCTTTAGGATCGAATGGCATTTTATTTTCCCTCCCCTACCACCTTCCACGATTTGATATCCAACTTTGGCCCACCAAGATACTCCGCAGATCCACCTTTTCCATCCGGGTACACTTGTCCAATTTGCAATCCTGGATCTGCTTTCCGCGTCATTCCATCCGTTATGCCACCAGCACCCGCGCCACTACCCTGCAACGTTTCCAACAACGCATTGGCTTTTTCAGCGGGCATCGCATTCACTTGATCCATTGTATACCCCGCCCTCTCCCACGCTCCCTTATTCGCTTTCGCCGCACCCTCGATGTAATCCTGAAACGCTCTCAAGTTTGTCAGATACTCAACAGGTTGCGAGCCCATCTTTGGTATCAACTTCTCGGCAATCTTGATTTCTCTATCACTGAGTTGCTTACCTCGCGTGTCGTACATGCTCTCTGTCAACTGCGCTGTCAAGTTACGCAACTCGATTCGATCCGGTTGTGCAAACGCATCAAAACTATCCCCCACTTCTCGCAAGAACTCCATCTTCCCGACCAACGCTATATCCTTGTTTATATGCTTTGCGAAGATACTCTTGATACGATCAATTCTATCAAGCACTTTTTGAGTAGCACCAAGCTCCTTTACACCTTCTCCGGGGATCAGTCTACGCTTCTCCGCTTCTGTAGCTTTAACGATTCCCGCTTGCCTCTCCGCTTCGATCTGCGCAGGCGTTTTCATCTCTCCAGCACCGCCTGCTCCAGTGCTTACAGGCACAGTTTCGACTCTTGCCTCTTCCTGCTTCTTCCACCCGGCACCCGTAGCAGCTATTCCTTGTTGCTCAATCGGGGTATACGCAGTCTTCACGCCCGAGCCCACAATCTTGACCATCCCTGACATTGGATCATACGTGGTAGCAATACTCTGCCCCGTGGTTTCATCTTTGTCAATCTTATGTACAGGGTCCATCCCCGCCGCCTTCGCCCATTTCCCTGTTAGAAACTGGAGCTGTTGCGGTCCTTGCAATAGAGAAAACGCCTGCGATTCCCTCTCATCCATCGTAGGCATCTTGAATTGCAAGTTCAACTTCGGAGAGCCCGAGCCCGCGTCCGTCACCGTGAACGTAGCCCCCATCGGAAGGTTGAGCGTAGGAGGCGCGAGGTGTACACCATTTCGTGTTGGTTGTTGCCCTTGTCCCTGGCCCATTGCCGCCAACACTTTACTTCGATACCCCGGTACATCATACGCCGCACCCTGGTCATTCACTCCCGTTGTGATCTTCGTATTCGGGTCCATCGTCTGCCAATAATTCGCAACACCTTCCGGCCCATGTCCCGCTTGAAGTAACTCATTTATACGCCACTTTGCCACCTTGTCTTCGTTCTCAGGAGTTTGCTTCAATACAACGCTATTACCTTGTGTCGCTCCCGTGTACGCTTTCGATTCCATCTCCCACGTCTTAGGGCGAAATTGGTAGGCACCGTAACTATCCTCACCCATCTGACTTACCACGTTCTTACCACCGCTCGATTCTACTTGTTTAATAGCGTTTGCGATGGACTCGGTGAGAGGGTGATATCCGGGCGTTCCTGCACTCGTTGGAGCTGCGTTTGCGCCTTTCATCGGAGCGCCCAACGTCATCTGTTGTGCTTGTGCAGGTTGTGGTACTGCTTGTATCCCTGCATCCCCCATCTGAGGTTGCGCTTGTGTTTGTTGTCCTCCTACCCCTACACCCCCCACGACTCCTCCCACAAGCTGCCTCACAAAATCCTGTACACCCTTCCCATAATTCGCCTGCTCCTGCGCTTTCTTATACGTGTTCCTCCCATACCCTTCAATCAAAGGATCTCCATATTGCGCCCCCACATTCGCAAGCCACGTAGTCTGATCCGGCGTCAGATCCCCCTTCTTTATCATCTCATGCGCAGTCTTGATGTGCTCTTGGCGTGTAGCGGTTTCCGCCGCTTGTTCATTCTGCTTCTTCAAAAGCATATTATGTATAAGCATTTCAATGATGCCTGCCATACTCAGCACCTCCAATCATTGTAGAACACTTTGCACTTACACTACTTCCCCATTACCACGCACAAAACTCTCCACGGAAGCGCCCAGCCTATCAAACACCCACATCCACGCCGCAGTCAACGGAAGAAACATTATACCTATCCTACCCTGCCCATAATACCACTTTCCGAAACTTATCATGGGCATCGTCATGAACACGCGCACGGCACGCTTCCAAATACTCGACCTTCGCATCCTTGGTACAAGCACTTCGGACAACATACAATACCCTCTACGATTCTCCGCAGTTATCCTCTCTTCCCTGAACCTTCTCACTACAGGGTCAAGATACCCATCCTCCGCTTCCAGGAAGATAAAGCAACATATGTTAGATGCCCCCTGTACAACACTTCCACCGAAACCTTTACTTGATCCATACCTACTCGCATCAGCCTGCGCGGAGTTTCCCAATCCCTGCATTGCCACGCTTTGCTGTCCCGTTAGAAAATTGGGGATTTGTTGTAACAACGTGCTCATGATGTTGGAGGGTATTGCCGCCGTTGTTTGATTTCCGCTCATCTCCGCTTGCGCTTTAACGTTCTGCCCATATGGAGTACCCCCCAAACCCGAAGAGGACAAATTATCTCCAATACTACGTAACGTATCACTCGTAGCTTTCTTGCTCTGTTCTGTGGCACTCTGTATGATTGGGATCTGCGCGGCAGGAGTCCCACCCTTCAAGTAATCCTGCAACATGCCCAAGTAACTCATGCGAGCAGGCTTACTCTCTTTCGCAAACGATTTTGCCAGATCTGCCATTGCATCACTGGAACCACCAGCTCCACTTTTTCCTCCACCTCCACCCATTTCACACTCCTTTGCGTATTTATGTATTTATGTATAATTGTGTTTACACTTAAAGCCGTCTATTACTATACTTGAATCTTAAAATCTGGTAAGTCCTCAATAAGATATCTATACTTACTCTTCTCAAGCACTACCACCCAAGCATCTTCTCCATCCCACAATCCAGGAATCTTACCCACCACATCATATCCCATATGCTTATGAGATTTTATCAACCTTTCCTGCTTCGTTATTCCAATGATCGTGCTCACGTACTTAAACACATATGAATATATATACGACACCAAACGCGCCGCTGCTCGACTCTTCCTACAATCGCTCCTCACCCACAACGACACGCTAGGTAAAGACATAAACAAATCTATCCACGCGACAACATACACTTCGCCCACCGAATCCAGCGCATACAACACAACATCTTGTTTACGCATCAACTCCATGAAAGCTCCTGGAGTATGTGCGTTTTTCAAAAATACCTTCTCCAAATCGCCATCCATACTCATCCTAGCCCACCATCTATAAAATAATAAATCCTCTTGTGTGGTGCGCTCATATGTGTACATTGTCAATTCGTCATCTAAAGGAATGGGCATTTGTAATCTCCATCTATTGCTCAACGCATTTAATACATTAACACGGCCTCACATCATATTCCACTCCAAACATTTCCACTTGCGCCGTTAAACTCCCGTACAATCTAACACCCACATAATTACACACCAAATCAAGCGAAAGCTCGTGAATCATCCGACTCGCGCACACAACACACGTACTCAACCTCACCACACCATCCAACAACACTTCCACATTTAATGCTTGCCCACCCGTATTAACGTCAATCAACACCCGATCCACCACAACTAACTTATCGCTGCTCAAGCGTTCGTGTGCTACTTCCACATCAAACACAATCGCCTCTCCTCCATCATCCAACATTCCAACTTTATCAAAATCCCACACACCATTTCCAACATCTCCACCCGCCACCGCTAAAACATCAACATCACTCTCATAATACAACGTTCCAAATCCGACTCCACACTCTCTCCAAGTACCGTTTGTCATGTTATGCGCAAAAGTATTAACTCCATTCGATATTATATACTCGTCTCTTGCAAACGTCGCCGCAGTACCAACGAATGCGCTCAACCCTAATTCTGAAATACTCTCTCCTCGAAAAATCTTACTCAACGCATCGAAGCCCATTAAAGGCGCAGAAGCTCCGTTGAACAATCGCACTCCTCCCACCGCTTGATATGCTATTCCTTGTGGAGTACCTACAACAGTTCCAGGATACTTAGTTCCAGGCACCCCTTGCACTTCTCTATATAAATATGGATTGTTTCCATAAATCAAATAAACACGCTCTTTGCTAAAAGCGTACAACGCGCCATTCCACAAACACAACATCTGTAGCGCATTATCGCTATCATTCGATACATTTACGAAACCCGTACAAGCTTCAGGGCGTCCGATTGGAGAATAATACACCCTCCCTCGTTTACCTGTTGCTTTCGATAACCAAAACAACGACGCATTATACGGACCAACTACAACACCAAATGTAGCTTCGGGTTTGATATTATCTAGGGGTAACTCTTCCGTACCAAGCACCGTAGCACTGTCTCGACTGTCCAAGAAATACCCATCCGCTACGTCATCATCAAAAGTAGTTGTACCATTTGCGACTTCTCCAGCTTTCCAAAACAATGCACCATTTCCTACAGTGCGCCATATCTCCACAAAATCAACCTGAGTATCCGCAGACACCGGCAAATTAGCGAGTGCCACAGGCTGTCTCTTAACATTTTTGAGCATAACAGCGGTACTATTAGGATTGCTTCGATGTCCAGTGGAGCTATTTTTGAATGTGATGTGATACTTATAATTCCCCAATAATCCAGCGCCACCAATCATGCGCAAATCGTCCAAATACACTACAGCACCGCCATTAGTATTAGTTTTAAACGTGAACTTGACCGCCTGCACATCGTCCCACCCATAGTTACCTTCGCCCTGGCGCTTAAACGTGTTCTTGGCAATGCGCATTCTCTTCCATCGGTTCTGTTCAGGAGGAAGTACACCCTGCTGTAATTTCTGCAACACGTTCTGGTATACACCGTTGTACGATCCGTCATATGTAGCACGCCGCGTATTAGGTGTTTGTGGTATGTCAGTTGATACAGCATCCACAGGGCGATAATTGGCTGTCGTATCTGCCTCAGTTTCCGGCGAATCCACTAACTCGTGATCCCCAAAACCCGCAACATCCTCCGCGCCCGTTTCAGTCTCTTCGTCTCTTGTATAGTTAAATTGTTGCGTGAACACATCAGCAGCGAAAGTTGTATTGCCCAACGAAAAGTCAAGCTGTACCATATCCAAATTGTCCGGGAAATCTACCCGAATCCAAAATGTTATGAAGTCCTCTTTTGTACTGTCATCAACCGCAGAGAACATGGACAAATCAATGGTGTTGTTTTTCGTGCAATATCCTGTGACATTCTCCACGAGAGTACATTTCATTGAATTTGTGCCTTCGTGCTTGATAGTAGCTTCGTCCGCTAATGTAACAGACGTACCAGCCCAAGCAGCAGCATTATCGAACGCTTCAATCGCTTTATATAACCGAGTACCTTTAGCCGCCGTGAATCCGTTTGAAGGAGGATCAATCCCCCAATTGGACACCGCGCCTAACTTATCGACCTTGTACAAAGCCCCTCCACCACTTACGAACAAATAATCCTCTTTGTCTAAAGTAGGAGGCATGGACGCGAAATATAGGGTAGCTCCAGATAATCCAGTTAAAACGCTTACACCATTACGATACAGAACTGTTCCTACTCCATGAAAGTCTGTTCCATTGAACCTGTGCAAACTATGAGCAGGAGCGGTATATGTATACAACACTTCGCTACCGTTACGAGAGCGCATGGATTTAGTGCGTACTGCGTTTAATCCACACGCCCGGCGTAACTTATTAGGTTCGAGTACGTCAGGAGGACACGACACAGACAAACCACCATCAAAATCTCTTTTAGTAATGCGCGTAACACCATCTCTCTTGCTCATATCAATGTCGTCCTCTCTATGCAGTCCTTTTCCAAAAGTACACTACAATATAAGGAGGTAACTGATCTGTAGGCGTAGGGTCACTCGCCGGAACCGTGTTAAAAGACGCTGGATCGACTGGATGAGTATGTGTATCCGTTGCAACGGTCGTTCCTGCGCCTGCTTGAACCGCTACAGTAGCACTAGGAGCCCCACTCACTGTACTAGGAACATCAATAGCATGAGCGTGCGTTTTAGCCCCACCTGTACCTTCCGCTATTCCAAAGTCTGGATCTGCCGCTAAATACCCTGCTAGCACACGCCCAGCACCAAACGCTGTCCACGTTCCATATTTCAAATACGTCGCTGGATTTGTGCCAGTAGTGTTTATCTCAATTGAGCCAATCGGCCTTTTGAGCAATCCAACAGCTTGTTGCACCAACTTATCAACCTGATCTAACGTGACATACTCATCACGCGCCACAGCTTTGTGTGACGCAACACGAAAATTGATACGAGCCACTGAAGATCCGGTAGACCTATAAATGCTATGCTTCTTCAGCGCCCTACGTGTTACTATTTCATCGTCTGCTTTAAAGGCTCCAACATTACGCAGACGTTTATTACCCATGTCAATATCCTTACCTTGCACAAAACTCAGCGCATCTGTTCCTTTTAACGCTGCTAACTCTGCGCTTATTTCTAAAAGCTGCCTGTTTAATTCAATAGTTAATTGTCGCAAGGAATTTATGGAATTATCAGAGGGAGGATTGATGTTGTAAAATTCTTTAGGCATTTTAAGGTCACCCCATATACGCGATTACTCCTACTCCACCTTAAATTCAACACCAACATACGCATATAACCACTGCGCCAAAGCTAAGCACGCTTCCGCATACGTCTCGTCTTGCTTAGGGGAAGGACGCACAAACTCACGCCACAACACCTCATGCGCAATAGCCAGAGCTAACCAATCAGGGATAGTGTCCTCGTTATCCGCAAAGTTACTCGAAGCATACAAAGCTGCACACGCATAATCAGGATAATCTTCTCCAAAGGGCGCACCGAATAGGAAAATGAAATCATCGCTGTTGTTCGTGGGCGTAGGGTACAATCGAAAAGTGTTAGGCTCCTTCTCTATAGCCAAGTCTACCCCATATACGCTAGGAGTCCCGGTTGCTGCCTTCCAGGTCTTTCCCTTAATGCTCTCCAACTCCTGCCACGTCGAACGACACAACTCTTTATCGTTGTAGAACACTGCAACAGGACGCACGCACTTATCGGGGAACACATACTCATTCGTACCTGCTACCATCGCAATCAATTCACAATCTATCAACACGTCTGCTTCTCGTGCAATACGGTCTATTGTCTCGTCATAGTACGTTCCAATAGTAGCCGCTTCTGCACGATTACGAGAAAGCTCTTGAACGAGAGTAAGAATCTCAAGCTTTGTCATTTGCTTTTTCTCCCTCTCCACCGCCTATGTACTTCAGCGCGGCATAATTCCCGCCCCTCACACTCATCACCATCTCTGCAACGCGCAACACCTCGTGCATCTCGTCATCACCTACTTCCAACGCTGTACCATCCTCTTCCAACTTATTGCAGAGCTTACTATACAATACGCTCACCGAATACGCGGTTGCTACTCCAGGCCAAATTATGAAGTGCGTTCTACCTATCTTTGACCACACACGCGCTGTAGTTCCTGTTTGTCGGAACCACCCGCTGCTCATGAGCCAAAGCTGCCTCCAATTCGCTAAATGTATCAAGCGTACTTCACTCTTCTCAATACGTACGATATCAATAGCGTTCGGGAAAGTGGTGCGTAAATCGTATATAATCTGATATGGAGACGTATTGAATGCTTCTTCCACGAGCACATACTGCTTACGAGCATTCACCATGCGTTGTGCTTTGCTCAAGACATCCAACATAAACACATCGCTGTGAGGTACGACTCCCTCTGTGCGGGTACGTTTACGAAGTAAGTCAATCCATTCATGCGCCTGGCTCATACTTTCATGTCCTCCCACACAACATTTTCAAGCGTGCGAATCACACCATGTACAGCCTCTTGAAACTCCTCTGGTTGCGCCCAGCGACATTCCGCAATGTGTTGAACACGAGCAAGCAACAATTCGCATACTTCATGAAAAGCGCTTTTGCGAACATTAACGACATCAATCTCCTCACCATCCCACGAAACAGCAAGCGTAATGACGGCAAGACGTGATGACATCTTATATGCTATACACGCCCTACAATCCCTCGTGTTGTCGTTGTCTTCGTGTAAAAAACGTACTTGCCATCCGTACAAGCCGAATCGTTTTAGCCAATAATTTGCTTCGTTCTTGAACCACTCAAAATGTTCTGCCGTTGTTACCTCTTTCTTCTCTTCTAATCCCCCATTATTTATAGCCTCACTCATGATAAGCTCTCCCATCCAGCTACAACGTGATCCCTAGCCGTCATTATATCCCTACCCCCACCCGACATATCCCTTATTGAACCCAAAATAAACGCAATATCGTCCAACCCCCTATCACTCGCAATCGCCTGTTGTACATAATCATTCTTCCACATCGTATTTTGCCGCTGCGCCCAATTACTGTACATCGCCGCAGCTTCCAACTTCCCCGCATCCGCCATCATAACCGCTTTATGCTGATACGCATTCACCATCGCACCGTACTTCAACAGATCCACATCCAAGAACGCCGGAAAGTAATCCGTCAACTCCAACCGCGCAATGTCCTCCCAATACGTGTACGCAATAACTTCAACCTCTTTCGCGGGCGGGTATATCTCAACAATACGGGCGGTTTTGCTTGTATCCATCCCAACTTCTACAACAATGCTACAATTTCCCCCAATCGCAGGCCGGGATGGATAACTCGCGTTCAATTGATCCAAGTGCATTCTTGTCAGAGGAGCCAACCTCCGCGTATGCACAAACTCCCCAAGCCACCTTGCACTAATTCCGAGCAAGTGATTCCGCTTAACGAGCTTGTATGTCCCACCCGCTGCTACGTCACTCTCTCCAAAACTACTCTTCAACGTCATGTTCGCGCCAACGATAGAATCCAATTCATACCACGCCGTTCTCGTGCGAAAGAACCACCCATCCACCACGAGAGAAAGCCCCACGGTGAACGCCGCAACCCACGCTGCTTGCGCTGTTGCATCACCTACAACAACAGCGCTTCCACGAGTCGCCATGATCGTACCAGCTTCAACATACGCAGGAAGAGTCAAATACCCAAGCTTCCGCGTTTGTCTGAACCTAGCTGTACGCACAAGCTCAACGTACCGATCATAGATCCAATCAGCGGCAAGCAACATCTTATCACCGTTCTTCGCATCATACAAATTGGCGTCGAGCAACACTCTCTTGGCTACTTCTTCCACCGTGGCGCGAGGCATGACATTTCCTCCCTAAGAAAAAATCTTACGCTGCCGAGTCGGTTTCATGGACGCTTTTTTTGGAAGCCCTTTTTCCGGCGTGCCCGCGAACTTCTCCAACGCTTGCATTGACATTTTGGACATCGCCGCTGCTGGTCCCTTCCCCGAAAGCGTCTTGCTCGCCTTCTTCGCTCCCATCGCTACTCCCGCCGCTTTCCTCTGCTGCTTCGATTTCGCTGGCATCGTTACATACACCTCCAATCATTTCACTCACCACGCGCACCGAGCACTTACCGCGTTCAGGCACGAAAATAGCACACTCAGCGGTACACTCAGTAAGCGCCCAAGGACACTTCATTCCAACCATTACACATACCTCCTTTTCACTCTACATCCACTCACTCACTTTACGGCAAGTTCGCCCCAGCGATTGTAGCGCCGTCAGTCACACGCTGAAAGAGCATCGTAATCGTGGCGACACCTGCACCAGTACCCGCGTTATCGTCGCCATGGATGTACACAATCTTCCCTGGCTCCAAATACACAGGCAAGTAATCCGTGGTGCTGTCCTCTTCCGCGTTCCAAGAGACATTCGCACCAAGCCCAGCAGTCGCCTCCAAAATAATAGGCGCGGCAGCTCCCGTTTTACCTGCCGCATTATCCACGGAAAACTCAATGTTGGTAGGATTGGCGAGCCCCGTAGCGTCCGTATTAATGAACACGTTTACCAACACCAGCCCACCAGATGACGCACCCGTGATAGCGCCCGCGACTTGTGTATTGTTCGGAATGCTACTCGACGTGACAGAGGATGTTACCATCAAATACTCACCACTCTTACCCGCGTTCAAGTGCTCCAAGCGCTCAAACACAGAACCATCTCGATTCGACGCAACCGTGCCCGTATCCATCGCATTATCGGCGTCATTCACACCAATTGCGCCAAGCACAGAGGTTGCCGCGTCTACAGGAGTCGTACCGTTCGTACCCAACGCATCCACGAGCGATTTACTGTCTGCGAGCTGCGTACCAAGCGCCGTACCGCCCGAAGCAACAAATCGCGCCAAAGATCCCGCAGTAGGATTTATCGGCAACGTAGCATCGCCAATCGTGGTAGTATCTACAAGAATAGCAGCGATTTCCGTATCCAAAAAATCGTCAATCGTAGTAATCGCCGCATCTCGTGCAATACCCTCCGTGACGAGCTGTTTAATGTACGCCATGATGGTATCAGTGTTAGTGACAGCACCCGACGCCGCAGCATCCGTCAACGTACCCAACAAACTATCCGCTGGTACAATCTGTCCACCTGTATCAATTCCACTTGAGTACAAGTTGCCCAAGCAATACATACTACCAGGATCAAGTGACGTGGCATACGCATTGGTGTACAAGCGGTTATCCACAATCATACCTGTTGCCGTGCTTGTAAACTCAATCGCATGTTGCCCAGCAGTAGCGTTTGAGATAACGTTACGTGCAATGATCCAATCCAAATCCGCTTTATTAGACCAGATCCCCGACACCGCAAAGTTACCCCAAACGAAGTTATCGAGCACTTTCCATCCAACGTTTACACCCGTACCCGCTTCAAGAAAGTGATTCGTGAGGGATGTTGCGGCACCGTAATACGTACAGTTAATGATGGTGCCGTTATCCGCCCCACTCGCCAGATCAACTGCATCCAAAAACTCGAACGTGGCTGTGGTAGGTTTCGGGAAATCGCAGTTCTTCAACATGAAGTTATCCCCGCCAACCTCTACCGCAATGCCCTTCACGATATCGGAAATACCCGCGAGAAAGCGCACATTCTCAATCGTGACATTCGCGGCACCAACCGCAACCGTGGCATCCGTATCCGCAAACGTGAACGTGGGGCGATTCGCACCTTCTCCCAAGCCCACGATACGCACACCCGCCACGTCTACATCAAAGCCATCCGCCGCCGTGAAGCTCTCCGCGTGCCCAGGCGCAACGAAAATGATGTCGCCATTACTCGCGGTACACCTTCCAATAGCATAGTCCAACGTGGCGAAGGGTTTATCATATGTTCCGTTATCCGCAGAGTCCCGCCGCGCCTCATGCCCGCTATCCACAAAGTACACATTCCCGGTAGTGGTATACTCCCCGCTGCCAATCTGAGGAGTACCAGCGGAAATCACCATGTCAAACGCTGTGGGTGCCGCGTACAACGCTGGAGTACCCAACAGACATGCACACAACACACCGAGCCAAGCAACCTTCCAAACCCTAAGCTTCTTCATGCGCTTACACCTCCTTTCTCAGGCGCTTAACCCGTGCTGCCGTACACCCCACGAGGAGTAGCCACACCCTGGGTATGCCGCTGATACGCCGTCGCCACCGCGCTCTTCGTCCGGGGATCGTCAAAGCAATCGAAGATCGGATAGTCCCTCCACAAGAAGTTCAGGTCATGCTCCCCCTTCTCAGCGAGCGCGAACCATGCCGTCTGACTCGTGAAGTAGTGCCCGATGAACACTTTCAGATCCTCGTCCAGCAGCGCATTGATTTCATTTTGCGCCGTATAGGGCTTTCCACTCGAACCAAGGATTTCACGCGCCACGAACTTCTTGGCGTAGTGAATCGCAATCATGGCAGGAGCCATTTGACGAGGCATGTTTCGCTCATCCGTCATGCCCTCGAAAGTGACGGTCATGTTCTGGAGTCCCGTGATACTGAGCCCGATTTCCGGGGAAGGACGATTCGCATACGTGGTAGCGTCGATACGAGCATGTGCTGTGTTGAAGAGCGTGCTCGCCGTAAAGCCTGCCGTAACCGAAGTGAAGCCATTGTTCATCACAGAGAAAGCGTCCACTTCCTGACGATTCCGAGACGCCCGCGCAAGCCCCTTCACCATCTCCGCGAGTACGCCGTACAGCTCATCCCGCCACGCTTCCCAGGAGATTTCCACCGCCAAGCCAAACGGAGTCGCTTCATACTGCTTCGTTCCGCCAATGAGAATTTCGTCCAGCGTAAACTGGCGCATTTCATCCTTCGCTGGCATCGTACCCAGCCCTGACACTTGCTGATCGGTGACGGGGTTGTATTCCATTTCCGACACGTTGAAGATCATCGGGTGCTCAAGAGGACGCTCCTTACCCGTTTCGTAGTACACTTTCCGCAGATCCGGCGCTATCAATGCCGCGATATACCCTCTGTTGATCGCCATACTCGCTAACCTTTCTTCTCCCCCCGGAAAAGTAGAACAAGTTCACAATACCTGCCGAAGCGTAACAATTACGTGCGGCTGAAGATGGTGTAGTTCTCCTTGAACACAAACTTCACACGACCGTTGAGCGTACCCACCGCGTCAATGAAATCGACGATGGTGACTTCGGGGGCGCTTGTGTCCGCCTTGTTGATGTACCAATTGAGCGTACTACCGTCCACTTGCAAACCAAACGAAGAATACATATCCGTTTGCGCAATGACCGCTGATGCCGCACTTGCATGATGTACCTGCGCCTCGAAAACGACACCAGGCAAAGGAGGTACGAACTCCAACGATTGCCCGCGTGTGGTGTTCTTACCGTTTCTCTGCGCAACGCCCACGATTGTACCCGCCGCCATGTTCGCGGCACCCGTCACGAGATACCCAGCGCTTGAGCTTGCCCCACGCACAATAGGAGCACCCCTCTCAAACGTCTGACTCGCCCCTTCCAATCCCTTCAACATGGGAATGGAGGGGAGCCCAATCAACTCACTTACCTTGATGCTTTGCGTAACTGCCATTTTGCGTTACCTCCTTTGCTTATCCACGTTCTCTTCTTCTCATTCAATACGTCACCACTTGCACATTCTTACCGAACAAGTTGTCTCTATATTCTTCGTTCTCCGGTATCACCTCCTTCCATGTTTCGTCACCTATACGACGCGCGTGTGAAAGCCATTCAAACATGATACGATTCTTAAGCCAGGGACGTTGTAGATGTTGCGGTTGTGGATGTGGAGCACGAAGCTCGAACATATCGTAGAATTGATCCTCAAAGTGCAGATCATCGTCATTTGGAATACCCCATTTAGAGGAGGGACACACCGCATCCATTTCTGTGCAACCCTTCTTCAAAAGCACCTTCCAACCAGCATCCGCGATACGCTCCTTCAGCAAAGCCTGTTCCACCAAACCCTTAACCTCCTGCCCTTCTTCCATACTCTGACAATAGAAAAACGCTGCATACCTTGCGCCTGTATAATCGCGCCTATCCACACCAAGCTTACCATGCAAGTGCCCCACCCGACACAACATGCGCATTACAGGATACCACTGAAACAACGCCTTCACCGTGGGCATAGTCACGACTACCTTATGACAGTATGTGCGGCAATACGCCGGGATGAACGAATGATCCATCAACACACTGAACAGCACATCCTTCCACAAATAACAATGCATATCCACGTTCACGTTCGGATGCGGCACGAATATCCAAGGACCGTCGAAGTAGCCCATAAGATTCTTTTGCTCAAACAGTCCTTCATCATTTATCGCCCACCCCTGCTGCATGAGTGTATGCACTCGATTCACCAAGTTACTGTTCCACCAAATACCCTTATCCCAACGTTCTTCAATGGACTTAGGTTTGAAGTTCGGAAAGTATTTCTCTAACATTCGCGTTCTCCCTCCGCGTTAAAGCGTCCTGTTAATCTACCACGTCCCAATCATCCGCAAACAAGTCCGACATTGAAGGCACCCAAGGCACAATATCCCCTTGACTATTTTTAAGGCAAAGAATTTTCCTGCCAAAATCCTCACTATATCGCAACTCCGCATATTGATTAGGCCCATTCCACCCACTTCGAGCAACCTTATTGCCACCCTTGAGATAGTTCAATGCTCCCTCAAACGAAAAAGACATAACACTCTCCTCTATTGCCCTACACCCAACCCAAGCACCGTCCCATCCTTCAACATCTTATCAAGCTGCTGTTGCGCCCCCATCCTCGCGTACAACTCCCTAGCACTCTCCTTGTACCCAGGCGCACGCTTTTGAATGAAAGCTATCCGATCTTCCGCTTGCTCCTCATCCAGCAACTTGATAGCGTTCCTCGTCTTGTTGTTTCGCTTGTTCTTCTCGTCCATCTCACGCACCGCATCCGTGGACTCCCCAGCTTGACGCGCACGCACCCATTCCTGATAACGTGCTTCCAACTCGCTACGATCCTTCAACCGGCGCATCAAGATAGTATCGCCCAACCGAATGTGCCCGTTCACATCAATCAACTCTTCCATCCCTCGCGCTTCAGGCATCGATCTGTCCACGATCTGCCACCCAATAGGCATAGGCCCGCGATTGGTGCTCACCACAAGAGACTTGGACATATTGATCTGAAGCCCTCCATTGCCCGTGTACTCGTACTTGTAATCATACTCGTTCTGAGCATTCGGGATAGAAGAAGCGCTTGAAGCGAGCTGAAAACGAATCTCACGATCCGGTTCCAAAATACGCTCATCCACTTTGAACGCGCCTGTTTCGTTTGCAAGTGTCTCAGCGGCTTCTTCAAGAGTATCCTGACGTGCTCTCAACACTTCGTCTCGCTCGTGTCCGGGAGGAGGGAGCGCTGCTTCCGCCTGCTGTACGAGCGCATCATGATTCTGATCCACGGTATCCACATCCAACAAACTCGGTTTCTTCTTTACGTCTGCCATGTTCTCTACCTCTCCCTCCTCTGTTAGTGCAAATATGCCTCGTGCTCTTTGCAATACTTCTCCCAGCTCTCGTACCCGCGATGACGCAGTTCATCTTCCACGGTGCGACCTTTATACCTCAACGCCTCAATTCCTTCTTTGCCCCACACATCTTCAGGCGTAGGAAGCTTTTTTGCGACTGCTTCATCATGCGCACTACGGAAAGCTTCACTCGCGTTCGTGTCTCCGGTGATCACACTCACTGTGGATTCCCGCAAAATCTTCTCGCGGTCAAGCTGCTGAATCTTCGCCAGATTCCTTCCGACCGCGATATCGTACGCTAGCTTCTGAGCGTCCGGAGAAATCTGTGCAGCAGGCCCCATCTGCTGAAGCGCCGTGTCGATATCGTTCTTGAGGATATCGTAGTAGGGAAGCGTCGAGAGTTGTTGTTTCATGAGGCTTCCAATGGCTCCTACACCCGCCGTTTGGATCTGCTGAATATTCCCCAGCATCTCCCGACGCATACGCTCCTGATCCGCCTTGTGACGCTTCGAGATGATTGCGGCGGCTCCAGCTCCTCCATTCTCCACCGCTGCGTTATATTGCTCGTCTGTCACGTCCTCGATAGCGGGTAGCGTAGTAGTAGTGACGGTCTGCGCGGGTTGTTTTTCCGCACCCGGAGTCGCCACATTCGAGAGCGATTGAATCTGACTCATCAACGTGGTCTGGAACGCGCTGAATTGATCCATCGTGACGAACGTGGGCGTTGCAGGTGTTTGGGAATCGGCAAGCGTATCAGAAGGTTTTTGCTCCTCTACGCCCTGTGTCCCCGGATTCGTACTGCCTGCCAAGGTGTCTCTTTTCCTGCCGAAGAACATTTTGTCTCTCCTCTATCTCATTGATCTCTACAAAAGCTGCCAAGTCTCTTAACGCTTCCATCTTACCGTTTATCTGTAAAGCTTTGGCGTGAGACTCAACGATTACTTTATTCTGTTCTACCTGATACTGCAAGACACGATGCTCCAAGAACTTCTTGAAACTTCGCATTGCAACATCGTCCCTCTTCAAACACTCTAGCCACTCCAAATTTTCTGCATCCACACTTTAATCTCCCTCTGTTGTAGTATTCTCGTTAGGTTCGCCACCATCTACTCCACCACCACCTAGCAAAGCACTCAAAGCTTCAGCAATACCTCCACCCTGCGCACCTTCTTCACCACCCTCCCCATTCCCTGCACCGACGCTCATACTTTGCACCATCTGCACAAGCGACTGCAACACACCCTTATTCACTTGCAACGAATCGATTTCTTTATCCATCTCAATCACAAACGTTGCAGGATCGCGTATAGAGTCAAACGTCCTAAGCGCACGATCCACCAATTCACCCGTAGAGTGCGCAATCTTCTTGGCGACTTCCGCGACTTCTGGAGGTGTAGTAGGTTGCGCAGCGAGCATGATCAACTCTACCGCACGCTGATAATACTGAGCGAGAGTGTTAAGCAATGCCATGTGATCTTGACGCTCCTGCATCTTATTCTGAGCAGCGCTTGTACTCGTCAACTCCATTGGCACATTCTCGTCAAACTTGGGATCTGCGAGCATCATACACACACGCGCACCATCATCAGCACCTAGTACGTCAAGAATGTGCTGCATCACACGTTGCTCACCTGCCATGATACGTTCTTGATAACGATAAAGTGCTTGCTTGACGGCGTTCCCTAAACACTTTCGCACGTCGTCAAATGCAGGAGTGAAGCGCTTGCTCACTTGTTGCATCATCGTAAGCGCTGTGATACCTGGAGTACGAGATCCCAATACCTGCGATGGACGAGGAGTGTTCATATCATTCACTCCAACACGACGCTCACTCATACTAACCGTGGTTGCAAGAGCCTGCGCAACACCTGTATACTCACGCCCCATATCCGCTACTTCAACATCATTCTTAGGATCGGAACAAAACGTTACTTTATTCGGGAAAATGCGCATATTCTCAGGCACGGAACCGTGTTTTGCGAAGTAATGCTTACAGTTGTTGATGATCGCCGCAAGTACCCATTGATTGTACAACTCGGTAGCGCTCTCTTGAAACGGCTTAATCATTTCAAGTATTCCAATACCCCCGAATACGTGCGCCCTCTTTTGATAAAACATCTCCTCCACAGGGCGCCTATCATACGGATTGTACGAGAGCTTCAACACCTTTCGAGAGGTACGATCAAATACACAGAACAGATCCTCCGCAATCCCGTCTCCGTCAATATCAAAGAAAGGGTACACCTCAATGATTTCGTACAGATAATCATATCCTACACTTGAAGCAGCACGTCCTAGCGTTTCCCTTCTTTGCCGCACCCAATCAATGTTGCCCGCTTTAGCAACGCGCTCGTTGTTATCTCCCAAGTCCCATTTATTCACCTTCGCTCTCCCCATCAACTCCTGTTCCGTCAACCAAAAGCGTATTCCTATCCATCGCATCTCCTGCAAGCTACGAGTGATGGACGGCGGACAAATCAAGTTCTCAATAGGCAACGAGCGAATCTTGGGACCAAATGACAACACCTTCCGCGCTTTGTTCTTCTTCACAGTCTCCACAAACGGCACATACAACGCACCGCTACCAAGCTGAATATCGTCAAGAATGCTATCATCAGATGCTTGTCGTATATCCAACTCATTCGGCACCATCCAATCCACCCAACGCTGCATAGCTTTCTTGCTTTTCTCGGCATCCTCAGCGAGTAAATCAACCCCTTTAGGAACACTACGCACTGTAATGAAGGGATCTGCGCTGAAAATAGCGTCGATCATCTGCGCATACTGCACATCCGCGTAGATAGCCCCCAACGTAACCTCGAAATTTGGGGCATTCTCAATAGGCCAATCTTTGAACGGGAACTTTGGCACACCCTCATACAAGCGCATACACTCTCGCCACGTTTGCTCTAACACGTTACGAGAAGCGAAAGCATTTTCAATCTCTGTGGATATCCATTGCTCAAATTGTTGTATCGCGTCCTCACTAAAGGACGATACCACCGCTTTACTATGCACTTCTACAATTTGTGCCATTCTGACATTATCCTTTATGAGTGTTACTTTTCGCTAATAGAGCATCCAGCGCTCGACGCTCTTCACTATTTTTTAGGTGCATCGGAGCCCACATGGCCACCCCGCCGAATTTGAGCCGCCGGATCTCCGCGATCTGACGCTCCATATTGGGCAACCACGCGGCATCTGATTTTCGCCACCTCGGATCAGTGTGGGTAACGATGCCCATAAGCGTCTTCCTGAGTTTGACAGGCCCCAGGTTGTAGCGCTCCGCGAAGTCCGCGAAGTCCAGCCGCCCCTCTTCGCTCCGGTACAGCTCAGGGGAAACCAGATCACAGAACCGATACAACATGGAAACGGTCCCTGAGTCGTTGTTGACCGTGGCATTTCCAACCCAAACATGGACGAGCTTTCCAGGACACCGCACTCGAAACTTCTTGAGCGCCTGTTTCAACTTAGCAAACCGCTCGGGCGTCAAAGTCCCAAGCAAGATTTCGTCCAGACTCACACCGTCGCACTCGCCCTGCGCTGCCGCGATCATGGCATTTCGGAGCACACCGTCCTCGTCAAGCATCGTGTTGGCGTAGACAGTATGGAGAATTTTCTTTCCCTGGTCGCGCCTGAATTTCTTCTGTGTATCACTTCCCTGAATAGGGAGAATCGTCACGATATCGACACTCTCCATGTCCCATGGCTCGGTAATCATGGGCTGTTGCTCGTACCTTTTGGGCCAGCAGTACGATAGGACTTGCATTCGATTCTCCTCAATTCATACTGACGTAGCGCATCCAGTCCCACAGTGAACTTATGATTATGGGACGATGGGCCGGTGGAATGGTGTAGACTATTACGAGCTTGGGCCGGTTTTCTGCCGTTGCGTCGTCTGAGGTAGAAAACTGGTATGAATCGTCTGTTTCTGTGTCAGCTTTTATAAGCCACCCATTCCCGAGATCTAATCCGAACTTTGTGGTGGGGGTAAGGGCGAAATTTTTAAACTCATTTAACGTTTCAGTTGACGAAAACGCCCGTGAGCCAATATCTGTTTGTTCGCAGTCGTCAGTATGAAATGCCCCAGCCGTTGACCAGTTACTTGCCGTGGCCCAAATATTCCATGTCACTTCCGCTTCAACCCATGCCCTTTTCAACCGATAAACTCTAAACGTCCTGGCATTTGACGAGTAATCCGTAACGGCATAAAGGCTAAGTGTAGTAGACGATATGATAGCATTTGTGGGCAAAGTAGAGAGATCGAATTTAATAGCTGACCTATAAACTGTCGATCCAGTATTAAACTCTCCCACATGTATGGTAGTTGCCGATCCATAATTAGTGCTCGGAGCAACATCCAAAAAAACAGCATCATACCCTGCCCCGTCCGGTTGAAGCGTCAATGTAGGATCGACCACAGGCCGATTCATTCCCGTGAGATCCGGTAGCGTGAACAGGATGTAATGCTGGCCGTCCACGCTCACAAACTGATTCGTGATCTTCCGAACATCTCCAGGATTGGCAGCATCATAGGCTACGGGAGCCCGCAGAACCGACACGACTTTCTCTCCATCCTTGATGAGCGTCCCCGAGCGAGTAAGCCCTTGCAGCCCAACCGGAAAGGCGAATTGCCCATCCCTTGGGAGCCACCCACCAAGAAGCTCAATGTCCAGTTTCATGAAATGGCCGGCGTGAACGATGGAGAGAAGCGCGTTCGGGTTCGTCCATGTGAGTTTGTTGCCGGCTTTCGTTGGCCCGGTGAACGCCGGTTTGATCCACATACCAGAGGCGTTCTTTACGAGCGGAGCGCCAATCTCCATGTACTTCGAGTCGTCACCCGGAATAGGGTATATTCGCCGCATTCCATCGGGCGCCATTTTAACTCTGAGCTTCGAGGTCGTAACGACGTTGGGAAATTCGGCATCTCCATCGCTCCAGGCCGTTGATATCCGCTGAAGCTTCCCTTGCGCGTCCTTGAAAGCAATAGGGGCACTGTGAATCGTGGTTCGATACTGACCGCCGCCAATCGCTTCCGTCTCCGAAAACTCACCGGATATCTCGGGAGCAGCTAGAACCGGAAAGGTGAGAAGCAGGCAGAAAAGAAATGCTAATCCGTGCGCGTAAACTCGAAACATACCGTCGCTCCTGTAATCGTTGCCGCCGCGTCCACGTTCACCACGTACCAGTCGCCCGCCGCGCCCGCCGCTTCGCCGGCATCGAAGCTCGTAATTTCAAAGTAGTTGTCTGCCGAAGCATCGGCTATGGCCGGTTCGGTTGCCGTGTCAAATGGGCTGTCGGCGTCGGTCAATGCTGCCAAGCCAGTGGTAGCCCCTGGAGCATCCACCCATATATCTATGGTCATCGAACCGACCACCGCATATGTCGTAAGGATGACCTTTGTCAACGTATGCGGGAACGTTACCTCGAAAGCCGTATTCCAGTGCGTCCCGGTAGAAATTGCGGCAACATAGTCCCCAACAGGAACACATGCCACCACGGAAGTCGTCGATGATGTAAGTTTGGCCACTGGCACCGATGCTGCCGTGAGGACCGACCCCTCCAGGGTATCGTTGTCCGTTCCGTCTCCGGCCACTCGATCAGGATCAAAGTCGTTGCTGGTAGCCGACTCAAAATCCGAGCTCGGCCCGATCTGGACAATGGTCGCGGAGAAACACGTTGAGGCAATAAGACTCAGGCAAAACAGGAACACCAATATTTTCTTCATGTTCATTCTCTCCTTTGACATTACCTCAGTTCAAAACTGCCGCGAAAAAGTTCTGTGCAACCACATCCGCACCATTGGCACACTCGCCGGTAAACTTAAGGGCCTTTGCTCCGCTTATCGCTTCCGTGGCCGCGATGCCCATATAGTTGGTATCGCCGTCTGCATTATGGAATGTGCCGTACATCATTTGCGTGGCCGCGCCAGTCACCAGGATAAATCCCCTAAACCACCAATCCCCTTCAGTGGTCGTTCCAGAGAGCAACGTAAAAGCCGTGGTCCCGAAGTACAATTTGATCGTGTGGTTACCCGCCGTGCCGGTAACCGTGCCGGTTGCCTCGATATCAATCTTTGAATCCGTTTTGAGCATCGCCGCCGTAAGCGTCGTGGCAACCATGAGGTTGTCTTCGCCGGTGCCAGAGCTTGGAACAGACGTCACGGATTTATACCAAGTCCTGCCGCCAATATACGACTTCTCCGCCAAGTTAGGCCGCAGTAGTCCGCCCGTAACCGTGGCGCTGCTCAGTGACCGATCAAGCGTGATCGAGCTCGGCTCCCCCGTCGTCGCCACTTCGCGGATGATGGCCCAATCCGTCGTTACGCCGGCCGCGTCAAGAAAATTGGCGGCGGCAAAGGCTCCATTTGCAACGGCCCCGTCCGTGTCGATCTGGATTGCCCTCCCAACCGTAAGCCCTTCCTTGGCCCCGGCACCATCCCCAGCAACAACGGACATTGTAAACTCACCGTTGGTAATAGTTCCTTCACTCCAGTCCTGTAGGGCGTCGGGTTGCACGTCTCCGGGCTCGACTCCATTAAGGTCAACGAGTGATCCCGAGCCGGGTTCGGTGGCTTGCCATCCAACTAACCCCCCGGAATTCGCCTTGGTCGGATCATCGTTTAGAAAGACGTGCCCCTTTGGAATGACTCTTGTGTAATTGGCCCCGTCTCCAGAACGATCAAGCGTAATTCCAGGGTGGAGATGGTCCTGAATGTCAAGCCTTGAAAGGACGGACTGAGACGCGATGTGAATTTGCTTTGTTACGGTGTCATAATCCAAATCAAGCTTTGGGAGTTTGTTCCCTCTGAACGTCCCGTCAGAAGGAGCACCGCTGAACTGAAACATATAGCCGACGTATGCCGGGGCCGTTGCGCCCTGGTAACTCAACAACTCGCAACCCTGAACATTGAGCGCCGTTGCATCTTTGAGGTATGCGATATATCGTTTGGACGAATATGAGAAATGCTGTCCGTAAAGGTTCAGTATAGTGGAATAATAACCGTCGCCATTGATTCGAATATGAGCATCCCCACCGTCCGAATCCCCATTCGATTCCCAATAATGAGAACCACCAATAATGGTCACCATCTGCCCAAATTGCGCGCTCAATCCATAGCCAGTGACCGGAGAGGAGTAGTTACCGGCGTATCTACCACAAAGCTCAATCCAGCAGTTTATCAGGCTGAGGTTGTCACCGTAATATTCCGCATAGATTCCGCCCACGTTACACGTACTGATTTTGCTGTTCTCTAGCGTTGTTCCATTCCACTTCCCATAGGTCTTCATCCCCCATTTTGCCGTCGAGATCGTGAGATCTCGAAGCTTGGCGTAATAGAGATCATTGGCGATGTAGATGCCGGTTCCAAAACCGATAATGCTTACGTTCTCAATTTTCGCAGACTTGGCGTTGTAGAAATTCAATCCCACCGTTAAAGGATTGGTCTCGTTGTCCGGCGTAGCGTCCCCAGTGGTGTACGGTCCCGAGAGTCGAATTCCGGTGATGGCCCCCGAGAAGTCCAGGTTGCTCCCGTCCCCGTTTCTGAAATCAATCGCTGTTCCTGTACCGGTGTATTTGATCTGCCCGCCACCCCCGCCAGTGACCGTATTGAACGTTCCAGTCTGTGAGCTGCCCACATGCCCACGAAGCCATATGGGATAGTTCGTTGTTCCGTTGTTCGGCCATATCAACGTGGAAGCGATCAACGAAACTCCATTATGATCCAGAATGCCGCCCGTTGCAGGGAATGCGTCTAGGGCGCACTGCCAGGCGTTGGCGTCGTCTTCCGTTCCGCCAAAACCTGGCCCAAACATTTCAGGATAAATCACAACAGGATCAGCGAACACCACTCCACCTGGTTGTGTACTAAATAACTGACGATTCTCGTATTTTACAGATGCGCCAAAAGTAAATGTTAAAATGTTAGTGGATGTTGAAGTAAGTATAGCATTCGGAAGAGCGCTATACACCATTTTTGCTGGGACTGTTCTTGGAGCTGTGAGCGCTTCAGAACGAGCAAGAACTATTTCAGATGCAGGAGGAGCATTAGCAATAGCACTCTCAAAAGATCCATACGCCTCTGTGGATACTACCCCACCAGACCTAAGATCCTCTACAGCAGTAATCGCCGCTCCACTCGTGTCCACACGCATTAAACGCACTGTGTAGGAAGGTGTTACAGGCTCGGCAGCACCCGCTACCATTTCAGCGAATACTATATGCGTTGCGCGTGTTACAGTAGCTCCTGCAATCGTTATTGTACGCGCTGAATCGTAGTCAGCGTACACATATGTACGAGTGGAGGCTGTGTACGTATGCGAAAAAGCATCCTTATATACGTAATATCCGCCAGGAAACGCAGTAAGCGCGGAGATTGTATGCGCAAGGGTACCGGATGTTGCGCCTATGCCTCCTTGAAGAGTGTATCCTGAATATTTCTTTTGAAAGCGTGCAGCATTCTCACCTTTAAGAAAAGCTTGCAGAGTGGTAAGGAATGTGGAGTCACTTACGGGGAGAGTATTAATTGTTTGAGTTGCGCCCCATATTAATGAAGCAGTTAGGAAGATTACAATGAAAGATTCTAGGATGCGCTGCCGCCATGTTTTCACGTTATACCCTCCTCCTAAGTTTACTCATTATACGAAGCAAATTCTCCAAACAAGAATAAAAACAGTCACAGCGACACATACACAATAAACTTACGCGAAGTAAACGTAGAGATACCCTCCCGCCGTCAACGTAGCAAGAGTTATTCCATCAAACCACTGACCCTCAACAAAATCAAGCTCTTGCTCACCAGCGGGCGCAGCAGCACTAGACGTAGCAGTCCAAATTTCTCCACCATCCGCTTCGTTTATTGCAAGAGATTGTCCAGCAGCAGAAGGCTTCCACAATAACTTACGTATTTTGACTTGGCCTGTTGAGATAGCGGCGGCGGTATCCAATGTCCATACATGCGAATCGTAT